GAGATTCTTTCAACTGAAGATGCTGATTTATAATCTGAGTACCAAGTCACTACAGGTGAAGTCCAGTTTGTATTTTCTGGGGATGTCTGTATAAATCCACTAGTTACTATTTTAATTGGCTTATACGAAGTATTAGTTCTTGAATAAACTTCATCAAAATTTAATCCCAACTCTTTACATAATACTTCTCCATCTTTTAAGATATCAAATTTATCTCCTTGAAGATAAGGTGAGAAATAATTTACTCTTTCTGCATCCCAGTTTCCAATTCTAAAGGCTGCATCATCTGCATCTCTAAATTCTTGTCTACAATCAGGATAAATTGCATGATCACCTGCGTGAATACCTAAAGCAATGTCACAAGTCTCTTCTGTACGGTTTGCAATGGATAAAGCTACTGCTTGAGCAATAGAAGCAAACATTTTGTTTCTGTTAGGAACAACTGTTTCTTTCATATTGTCTTGCTCGTAATGACCTTCTGGTACATCTTTACCTCCTGTTACTAATGCTGAATCTAGTAGATCAACTAATCCGTCTAGTTTGATTTGACGATAGTTTACTTTAATAGGTTCAAATGTTGAAACATTAATAGCACCGTTTAAATAATCTACCAACGATTGAGCTCTCTCTAGCTCTACTCTGTGTTTTTGACCATAGTCAAAGCTTATGGCCGTAACAGATGAGTATTCTTTTAAACAACGTAGTAACAATGTGCTACTATCCATTCCACCTGAAAGTGAAACCACTACATGATTTTTAGACATAATTTATAATTTAATTTGTGCCAGGTATTTGAAACGTATAGGCAAACGTTATTATTTTTTCTCTCCTTCGTATACTTTATTTCCAAAATATTCATCTAGAAATTCTCTACGATATAACATTACTTTTCCCGTGTATTTAGGATTAGAAATGTTGTGAGTGCTAATAGTTTCGCGCAATTTATTTGCAGTGCTATACACTTCTTTTCCTGTTTCAGTACCAGCGGCATAACCTAGATATTCAAACAAAGACATCATGTAAGGTTTTAATTCTTTTTCCATAACTTTAATTTTAATTTTGATTTAATGTACGTAAAATATCCAATTCCTCCAACTATAAATGGAGAACAATTTAAAAGACTAACATGACCTTCACCACATAATCCTAAACTATGTTTTATGATCTCAATCATGATTACCTGGCTCCTTGTTGTTTGTAATAATCTCCTTTAGAAAATTTAGTAGTTGATTTTTCTACTACGGACTTTTTAGATTGTCCTAAAGTCGGTAACCAAGCCATTAGTTGCTCGTACTTGTTTTTTGATGAAGTTTTGCTCATAACTGTTTATATTTGTTTTACTTTATAAATATACGAACTTTATTTTATAAATCCAACTATTTATTGCATAAATTTCTAAAACGTTGAACATTATATTTAATATCTTCTAATTTATCTTCTAAATCAGATTCCATAAATTCTTCAATTTTATTTGTTGGTTTTTCTAATAAACCAATTTCGTTATATCTAATACCTAAAGCACCACATATAATAGGATTTGAAGTATCTACTGAATTAATTATACCAGGTGTCCAATTATCCCTATAGTGAGTAAATTCTTGAGGTACCGAACATCCTAATAAATGGATATAATGGTGTGGTTTAATTAAATTTTCATGCTTCATATTCTCTAGAAGTAATACTCTACCAACAGCTTGATTAGCTATTAAATTTTCGGTAGGACATAATTCATGATATACTACTGATGAATGATTAAATGCAAAGTGAGTATAACCCAGGTCAACACAGTGGTGGTATAGTTGATGAATTTCACTTATTGTAGTACCTTGCATTACTACCATTAAATTGGTGCGTTCAGGTAGCTCGTATTGCCTCCAATGTTTAGCATTTTTAGCTGTTATTGTTTTATTATTCCACTCATCAGGAACAATAAAGATATCAGGTTCAATTAACTTGATTTTTTCTCTTAAATCTTCAATGGTGTGTGTTACACCCTCAAACAAACCGTTATCCATTATAATGAAACGGTCTCTTTCTCTAGAATCTAAGAAAAATTGTCTATAATCGGCATGTTTATCTAATAAATGAGGTAAACAATACTCATAATCATTCCATCCAAAACTATAAGGGAATAACGATAACGGTAGTTCGTGTGATATTTTCATTATCCAATAAATGTTTTTAAGGCTTCTGCGCTCATATTTCCACTTTGTTTTCTAATAGTTCCGTTTGGCTCAATTACTACAGTAGTAGGAACATTTCTAATCCCATTCTCCATAATTGATTGGTGCCCTGAATCAACATCAACTGTTTCAAATTGTACTCCTGGTGTTTCTGCTGCTACTTTATTAAATGTAGGAGCAAATACTTTACACGGTCCACACCATGCTGCCGTGTATCTAATTACTTTTTTCATATTATTCTGTGTATATTGCTGAGTTTTTACTGTGTTCTTTAAATTCTACGCTTACTACTCGTACTCTGTTATCTGTTTCAATTCTAATAAACTCAGAAGTTTTATCATAGATAAATTTAGCAAATTGTTCTGCTCCTGTAGCTGGTACTACTCTAACTTGTGCTATACCTGTACCATGCATTTCTAATGCTTTTAATAAAAATGGGTCATCTTCGGCAATAATATAAGTGTGATCGAACATATGGTCCATCCATGCTTTAGGAGGCATACCATCAATAGTGTTTTTGGCTCTTTTCATTCCTCCAAAGTCCCACACCCAGTTTCTTTCATCAAGTTCTCCTTCAAATACAATTTTAAAAGAAATACCATAACCATGAAGAAAACTACAGTGAGTGCCTTCTGCTCTCCATTGACGAAATACTGTTGAGTAACCATCAAAGACTTTTGTTGATTGAAATTTCATAACTTTATTCTATTTTTGTTAATTGAGATACTAATTCTTCAAATAATTCAATTAAGCGAGATTCATATTGAGAAGCTACTTCAGGGTTCGCTTCTACTTTAGCTTGAATTTCATTTAATTCGCTTTCAACCGTTTTAAGATATTCATCTATTTCTTCCATAATAACTTATTTTTATCCGTCGCAAGATACACAATCTGCTTGGCGTGATCCTAAATCACCTTTAATTACTGAATCTGTTCTTAAATAATATAATGTTTTTATTCCCAATTTCCAAGCTTCTATGTGAACTTGATTAATCCATTTAGGAGAATCTTGAGGATCAAACGATAAATTTAAAGATTGCGTTTGATCTATATATCTTTGTCTAATTGCGGCTTGTCTAACTAATTCTAGCTGATTAATCTCGGGGAATGTTAAAAATAATTCTTTTTCATCTGGAGTTAATACAGTATCTGGTAGATTTAATACAGAGCCGTTATCTCTTAGCATTTGATCCCACCATTTATCTTTGTTTTCGCCTTTAGTATCTAACATAACTTCTAATACTTTATTTTTACGAATAAATGTACCTTTAGCACCGTTAAATGTGTAAATATTTGCGGGTAACGGCTCAATTCCTGCAGAGATGCCGCCTGTTATGACACTATTAGAGACTGTCGGAGCTATCGCAAGTAAATGCGTATTACGCATACCAGTTCCACGACACCATACTGGCTCTCCGTATTCTACTGCTAATTGTCTTGATGCAGCTTCAGCTTCAACTTTAATTTTACTAAATACATTATGAGTATATGCTGTGGACGCTATTGAGTTGAAAGGTACTTGTTTTTGTTGTAGAAACGTATGCCACCCCATTACTCCTAAACCTAATGCTCTACCTTTTTTAGCATGGTTATTAGTTCTAACCATACTTTCTTTACCACTTGTTTTTTCAATAAACTCTTGCATCACGCCATCTAAAAAGTAAATAGATAGTTGAACAGTATCTGTGTCTTTCCACTCATCGTATTTTGCTAAATTTAATGAAGATAAACAACATATAAATGAATGTTCTTCATCAGTATGTAAAGTAATCTCAGTGCATATGTTTGTCATAGATACATCAAGATTATTCATTAAATATGAAATTGGGTTTTGTTTATTTACATTGTCTTTAAACATGATGTAAGGTTCACCCGTTTCCATTCTTGCTTTTAGAATTTTAGTCCAACGCTCCATAGCTACTTGGTCTCTTGCTTCTAATTTTCTCATAAAAATATCATCTATAACAACACACTGATGTAAATTTAAACACTGTCTGTTAGGATCACCTTTAGCACGACGAATTTCTAAAAATTCATCAATATCAAAGTGATTAATATCTAAATTAACAGAAGCAGCACCTCTACGTACAGATCCTTGATTTGTAGCGATAATAGTTGAATCGTAAATTTTAGCCCACGGCACTACACCTTCCGATTTACCATTCCCTTTAATTTCAGTTCCTCTACCTCTAATTCTAGATAAACTAATACCAACTCCACCTCCTACTGAGGTTAGCTTCATTAATTCGGCATTAGTTAAACCAATACCTCTAATTGAATCTGGAGTGTCGATTCCAAAGCATGAGATTGGTAATCCTCTACTAGTACCCATATTTGATAATACAGGAGAAGCAAGTCCTAACCATCCATTCCAAAGGATTTTAAAGAATTTATTTTCTAAATCAGGTCTATTTAATCTAGTTGAAGCCGCTACAGCTACTCTTCGATAAGCCTTCTTAGGTGTTTCTCCAGGTAGCAAGTACCCTTTTGAAATTGTAGCTAATGAGATTTCGTCGAAATACTCAGGGTAGTCTTTACCCCTCTCCCACTGTGTGTAGTCGATAGTTAAATTATTGTCCATATAAAATTAAAATAAATCGTTTGCGTCCCAGTTTTGGACTCCTTTTGAATAATTAGTTACTCGGTTAGCGAAGAAATCTGTATGTTGTTTTCCTGCTGATAAGCTGTCAAACCATTTCATTCTCTTAATTGAAGCATCATCAATTCCATTGACAACGGGTTCATAACCTAAATCTTGCATTTTTGTATTAACTCTATATTTAATAAAGCTAACTAAATCGTATTTTGAGCAACCATCTAAATCACCCATTTCATAAACTTTATCAATAAAGTCTAATTCAAGTTTTAATGATAATAAAGCAGCTTGTTTAATAGCTTCTTTTAATTCGGGAGTATTTAATTCAGGTTTTTCAATTAATAATTGTCTAAATAACCAACATCCTGCTTCCGAATGCAAAGATTCGTCTCGAATTGACCATTCAACAATTTGTCCTACACCTTTTAATAAATTTCTTAGTTTAAATGAAAGAAGAATAGCAAATGATGAAAATAAATTAACACCTTCAGTAAATGCTGAGAATATGGCTAGCGATTTGGCTCGTTCGCTCCAATCTGGTTCATCTTCGATTTTATCTCTTACATTCATTAATGCTTGAATTTTAGCCATTGTTGATTCATCTTCTAAAAATTCAGAAAAATTATCTAATCCTAATTCTTCGTTCAATAATGAATAAGCTTCAGCGTGAACTGTTTCCATATTTGCAAAACACACAGCCATTGCTATAACTTCAGGTTTTCTAAACCATTTAGTAACTAATGTAGACCAATAATCGTTTACTACTGTTTCTGTTTGGGCAAATCCTTTTAGTATAGAACCTATAACATTTTTTTCGGATTCACTTAAATTTTGTTTCCAATCATTTACATCAGACATCATAGGGACTTCCGTATGTAACCAATGAGCTTGTTGTTGTTTCATCCAAAAATCAAATGCTTCTGGGTATTCAAAGGGCTTATAAACTACTCGCTCTTGGGTAATATTTCTCATATACGTTTTTAAATTTTAAATCGGGATTATAAATACATTAAAATGGGGCTTGATCTGTATTAAGGATGAAGTTTCTTAAAAAATCTTTTTCATCTTTATCTACTGCGTTGTAATCGCCGACTTTACTATTAAAAGCAGGGGTTTCTATTTCAAGAAAATCTTCAAATATTTCAATTTTACCCATTGATGTATCTATAGTTGACGCAAATGTCATACCATCACCACCTAATCTATTTTTCATAACATGCCAACGTCCAATACCTTCTAATTTATCTTTTCTATTTCTAGCTAAAGATAATACAATATCACCAATCATTAATTTAGAATATGACCCTGCTATGTTATCTCCTTCAATAATATCACTTTTAGCACCTGTTCTATTTGCTTGTGATGGTGTTACAATAGGTAAACCTAATTCAGTAGCTAATCCTCGAATACTGGTGTATATATCTTCAGTACCCTCTAATCTGTCTCGTGATGAATTTTTAAGTAAGTCAATATAATCAATGTAAATTACATCAGGAACAAATTCATATTGAGTTCTAAGTTGTTCAATGTGTTGTTCAATATTATCTAATGTAGTTTTACCTGCTGGGAATTCTTTGATTTTGATTTTACCAGGTATTTCATTAGCCATTTTCTCTACTTCTTCACGATGCATTGTAATTTGGTCTACAGGAATACTTAATAAATTAGCATCCATACGTCTTGCTACATAAGTTTCACTTAATTCTAAAGTATAATACAATACATTAAATCCTAATTTAGCAGCATGTGTAGCCATATCAATAATAGCCCATGATTTACCACCACCCGGATTACCGAATATAATAACTAATTCACCTTTACCATAACCACCTTGTGTAATATTGTTCATAACAGCCCAAGGAAATGGAATTGGTGATCTATTATCATCACGATATCTAGTTTCAATATCTTTTTCATATTCGTGACCAATAGATCTTATTTCACCTACTTTAAGTGCATTAAGAATTAATTGTCTAATAGAATCGAAGTCATTAATACTCAACAAATCAGTAGAAGCAATAATAGCTTTTTTCATTTGTTGATTTCGACAGAAACCTAAAAATTCGTCTTTAACATATTGGACATCTGTTTGTTCTGATTCTCTGTAAGCTTGGACTAATTGTTCTTTAATAGCGATTTTTAGTACATCGTTTTCTATTTTTTGAACTTCAACCTTAAGAGCTTCCATTGAGGGAACAGTATGATACTTACTAAAGTATTTTAAGATTTCTTTTATAACCCATTGATGAGATGTATTTTCAAAATAATCATCACTTAATGATTCGGAAATTGTAATAAGGAAATCTCGATCTGTTAATAAAGCACCAATTACTTTTGTTTGGAAAGTAGGTCCGTACTGAGATAATTTACTCAATGTTGTCATAACTTTTATTTATTTTATTTTGTTAAATATACTACCTTAGGATGAGGGATCCAAAGGTTTCGGCAAGCCAAGTATGCGTATTTCCAATAGAATTTCGCAAACCATCTGCTTCGTAAAGCATTACAAATCCTCCAACATTTAATGGAGTGATTTCTTCATTTAATGAATTAATTATATCTTCTTTGCTTTCATCTGATATATTAGGTGTGCGAATATTCATTAATTGGTAGTTAATACTCAACTGTTGTTTAGATTCTAATACAGCACCATGCATATTTTTAGCTCCTTGATTATCTTCACTTATCTCATAGATATCGTTTAAATCTAATTCGCTTTCTCCAGACAAATCAAACATTTTAAGGATTTTTTTAGGTCCTAATCCTCGTATTCCTGGTAGATTATCTGAATTGTCACCTAATAATGCCTTGTATAATAGAAAGTTATTTGGGTGTACATTAAATTCGGCTACAACGTCATCAACTTTGTATGTTTTGCGTTTAGTTGGTGAATACACATGTACTTTTTCACTAATTAATTGATAAAAATCTTGATCAGCCGACATAATGGTAACTTCATTGCATGTTTCATCATTTTCATAATGTTTTGCTATAAGTCCAATACTATCATCTGCTTCAATCTTATCAATTGATATTAAACTAACAGGAAGTTGTTTTAAATAATGAATTAAACGGGACATTTGCCCAGACATTGCATCACTTTCTTCTTCTTTGTCATCAAATACATCCCAATTCATAATGCGGGTAATATTTCTATTTCCTTTATAATCAGGGTATAAATTCTTTTTATTTTGCGTACTACCAGTACCATCAAACACAAGTATTACACGAGTAGGACGGAATGTTTTAATAGCGTAACCAACACTTCGTAGATAACCAACCAGACCACCTATATGGTGGCCTGCTGGGTTAATTGCATTTATTGTTGAGAAGTTTCTCATAAAAGTATTCATGGAATCTACAACAAGTATTCTGCTGTTTCTAGTTGGTTTGTCTTCTCCTAATGTACTTATGAGTTGACTTAGAAATTTTTTATCAAACATTAGTTATCATCTATTTCAATCATAGGAGATATACTTCTACTTTCATCCCATTCACTAGCGTCTTCAACAATTTGTAGTTCTTCTACATTTGTTCCTTCTGTAAACCACTCGTAAGCATATGTTTTTTTATAATCTTTTACGGCATCATTATCATCTGGTATAAATCCATGAGGTGTTACGATTATAGTTGAAGATGTTGCTATGCCACAATCAGCATGAATTTTATCAATTGCTATTTTAGTACGTTTAGCGAATTCAACTTTTTTACCTTTATGCTGTACATTAATTTTAGAAGTACCACTATTGGTTACATTTCCAAATGTAATTACAATTGAAGCATCCCAATACATTGCGTTTCCACCTTTATTTGTCATTCTAGGTTGTGACATCGGGGTTAAAGCCGGTTGTACTCCTGTTTTATTGATTACAAATAATGTATTTGTGTAAGGATATTTTTCTTTACGTGATAATGGAAATTGTTGGTTGATAAAATTACCAAATTGAGTAGCCATAGCACCAGCATTCCACATAGGATTATTATTTCCTTGTTTAACACTCATATCACACGGAATAGATCCAACTGAATCCCATAAGAATAATAAATCATAAGGTAATTTACCTTTCTTTTGTTCGTCCAATATATCAGCAATAAATGCAGATACATCTTCAATAGTATTTAACGATGATCTATCAACATATAGGAAAAATCCTTTATAATCCATAGTATCACCTGTAATTCCGTCAGGAATAGCTTCTACTTCTAGTCCCATTTTCTTAGCGTGAGCAAAATCCCATTTCATCTCAGTAATAATAAATACAGGTAATACCTCCATTTGTTGAGCGGACACTGCGGCCTCAATCAATAATGTAGTTTTCCCTGTATCGGAACCCCCACGAGCAATTGTTACATGGCCCATGGGTATTCCTGGAATAGAGAGTGCATCTTGTACAGCTGGGGAAAATGGGATCCATCGTTGTTTTTTAAACTTAGATGACTCCGATAGGAATTTTGATTTTTTAAAACTATCTAAATCAAATGGCTTACCAGGAGACGATTTTATAGCGGCCGAAGCCATATCGTTTAAGGTTCTTTTAGCCATGATTAAAATAAGTCGTTAAATTTATCTGCTTTTGGTTGTTTTGTGCTTAAAGTATAATTAGGCGCTGGTGTTTCTGCTTTAGCATCCCAAGGCATATCATTAAGACCTTCTTCTTCTTTAGCAACAATAGGTTCGTCAGTATCATCTTCTTCAGGATTAGCCCATTTTTGGAAGATTTCATTTAAGCTTTCATAGGTATGTTTTCTATTAATTGCAAAGATATCTGGTTGTTCGTCTAAATACAGTTGTAATGCTTCAGCATCATCTGTAATAGGTGTAGTTTTTACTCTTGGTGTAAGAAGACATTTAACTACTTTACGACCTGCTACAGTATCATCAACTCCTTCAACAATAAAATCACGTCCATCTTGAATGTCCGTAAAATCACCATAATCTTCGTTCATTGCAATATTCATTAATTGGGTGTAAATTTCTTTACCAAATTCCCATAAACGAACTCCTGATGCTTCTTCACCACGAACAATAACAGGTGCGAATACTCTCATTTTAGGAGTAATCTTTTTAGCCATTTGCCAATGATCCGGATTGTCAGATTTACGAAGTTTTTGTGCTGCTTCTAAGATTGGGTCAGCTTCACCCCAATTTGTTAAGGCCAAAATAGGTCCTTTAGTGTAACCATAGTGAAAATAAACTTCACGGAATGGTGTTGACTTGTTAAATTTTGACGGAATAATACGAACTTGGTGTTTTCCCACTTTCGGTTTCCAAAAAATTTTGGAATAGTCAATTTTGTCTTTGGTTTGCCCTTTGCTTTGGAAAGAGTCCAATTTTGATTTGATTAAAGATAAATCCATAACATTTTTTAATTTTAATAATTATAAGTAAGATAAATGTACGAAAGGAAAATTAGGAAGCCAAATTAGACTTCAACAATAGTGTGGATTTTTGTATGTACTTTTCTTAAGCCGCCTTCTTGAGTAAGTAATATAACATTACGGTGGTCAGGCCAGTTTACTTTGTAGTTAGTATCAAGTACACCTTGATTTAGTTCACGAATTAAAGCGTTTAATGCATTAATTGTGTATAAAGTATTAGATTCTTTTTTTCTATGTAGTAATATTGTGCTAGGTAGTGCATTTTTCGATGTAGTATTCATAACATCAATGTTATATGTTAAAATCAACTCGTTAGTATCCGGAGAGGATAAAACGAATATTTTATTATATAAAATAGAATAGCGATTTGTAAGGGCACCTAGCACTTCATCTAATCTATCTTGAGCAATAAAGGTGCAAAATAATTTATTTCCTACCATGTCATCAATAACAATGTCGTTAAATTCATAACTGGCCATAAATATGTGTTCTTGGGTCATAACCGTTTGTTTTTCTATTTTAAATTATTATAGTGTGTTCCTGTTTTTACTCGTGTTGGGTATTTTAATTTAGCTAGGATCTCCCCAATTTTCTGCGTTTCTTCGCGCGATACATCTATAAGCACGGAGTCATATGTATAGAGCACTATACGCGATTTTAACGGCCTAAACTCGCCAAATAATGCATGTAGTTGTTCTACGTTTTGCGATGTTTCGAAATTCTGGATATAGTAGTTAAGTATTTTTTGTGGTGTTGGGTTTTCAATATCTTTTAAATGAAATATTTTACCTGATGGTGTTTTAAATGAACCACCATATTGGATTTCATCCCATAAACTATCTGTAAACATGTCTACTTCCTTGAAGAATGGCTTGTTTTTAAATTCTTTTCGTATCCCTCCGTATAAATTTTGAAATGTAATTTCTTTTACTTTAGATATATCGGATTCGTTTAATATTTGGGCAATTTGAACATATACACTAGTATCGTAATCAAATTTGTATCCTACTATATCACCTAATAAACGAGGGTGATAACCATTAAAATCAAACTCCATAAATAAGTCATTGCCAGGAACAAAGCATTCTCTCTCCCCGTTTTCTTTATTTAGAGCAGCATAATTTATATTATTGAAGGAATTAGAAGGGCGACCAGTAAGAGTATATAAATTATAATTAGTATAAGCTCGTCCTTGTTTGATTGAAAAATGCGGCGTAGGATGGTTTTCATGGTATTTAATAAAGCATTCGCGATCTAATTTAATGCCTTCTTTTTCAATTTTAAAGAACACATCAATTTGTTTATTTGTATAATCAGTATTTTTATCAATATATGGTTTTACTAACTCGTAAAGTAATTCGCAATATTCATAATGTTTAGAAATTGGAATTAATTCATTAACATTCTTTATTGAACCGTGGTTACGATAAAAATCAAACATAATTTCAGGTTCACATTTGCTTAGCTCTAATTTAGCGCCTTTAGCAATACTGTTTAATGTTATATCGTTTATTTTACCACTTAAAAAATATTTAGTGTGTTTTGCATCAATAGCATATAATTCCTTTTCAGACAGGAATTTTTTAAGTGGTTGCCATTTTAGACTTAGTGATTCGTTATGTTTAATACAGAATATATATCCTTTATCATCAAATGGTTTAACATAAACTAATGATACTTCAGATATAGCAGGGTGATAATTGTAATTGTTCGATATTACATGAACAAAACATTTATCAAAAGGCGGTAAAAACGGTAATTGAGATTCCTTCTCGATAATATAAAACATAACCTTATTTATTTATTCGCTAAATGTACGAATAAATTTTTAGGAAACCAAGAAAGATGTCAATCCAGGCATTTGACTATTAACTTCTTCTAAAGTTTGAGTGTTTTGATCGTAAATTATTACTTGATAATTTGATGAAGATTGGTCAGCTAGTTGATTATAAGCGTTTTTATCTATTTCTTTAATTAAAATATTTGAAGTTCTTAAGTCTTTAGAAAAATAACGAGGAGAAGACAAGGAAACATTAGGATTTAATAATGAATCTTTTAAAGTAGGAACGGACCCAGCAGATAAAATAGAAGCAGTATTTTTTGATAAAACATTATAAGTTTCTAATGATTGAGAATTATTATCAAATGTTTTTCCTGTAGAATATTTAGTACCATTAACTATGTTATATGATCCTAGATAAGGTTTTTTATCACTTATGTAACGTAAAGCAATATTTTGCCCTATACCAGTACCATTGGTATATAAACTTTCTTGAATTCGGCTTTTAGGTATTGGTCTCATTAATTAATTAAATTATTGCCAGTATAAAGAATCTCCAGATGTATTAAATCTATTATAATAGTTTTCAGCAAATGTGCTTCTTTCATATGCTTGGAATCTTGTGCTATTTTGGTAGTCTGTTAAATTTCCGCAATCTGCACATACTTCTACTATTTTAGCAAAATTAAATCCTGCTGTATAAGGAGTTACCGTACTAGGAGTTGCTTTTAAAAATCTAGCAGTATTAGGCCATTTATTAATTAAATAATTTGTTTGTTCTTCTACTGTTGTACCAATTATAGCAAAAACACCATTTGGATCTGTAGTGTTACCTACACCTTTTCCATTCCATTGGATTAAGCCTACAGAAGGATATCCATTAAGATCTTTAGCCCATACTGCTCCTGGATCAAATGAACCTCCTGTTTCTTTTGATATATTACCTAATGCAGCTGCTACTTGTACCTTATTCCATCCTGCAGCTTTTAAAGTATTAAAAACTATTAATTCATTGGCGGCCGCGGCTGCTGTATTTGGTATCCTTATTCGATTTTTACCTACTTTAATAATTGTTCCTGGATATTGGTTATTATCCCATTGTTTCCAAACCTTTATTCCTGTGGCATTTTCAAATACAACAGGATAAGCACTTAATTCTGTGGTCCAGTCATTTCCTGAGAGTTGGTGTCCTAGTCTAGTTACAATATATGCAATTTCTCGGTTACCTATGTTTTTGTATCCTTTAGGTATAATGTCTTGATTAATTTTAAATAAATTTCCTATAATTATACCACCAATACCATCTAAAGTAATAGTTAATTCTGTTGGTATAATAGTTCTAAAACGGTTTTGTGGATCAAATCTATCTAAACTAGCTAAAAAGTCTCTATAAGCAAAATCTAACCCACCATAAGCATAATTAAAATTATCATTTGTGCTATTTAAAGTACTAGAACCATTTATATATTGAAAATAATTATATATCTTAGTTAAAAAAGGTAAAAGAAATGTAGCAGGACTATCAGGTTTATTAGGATCTTTTTTTAACTCTATAGTTGAATTAAAATTCTTTTTAGGTATTAATCTATCTGATATCCCTTCATTCCATGCAACTAAAGTAGCATTATCGTATCCTAATTTTCCTATACCTTCAGGATCTTGAGCAGATATAGCTATAATAGAACCCATTTCAGGAAATATTTTAGATGAAAATTTATAATCTCTAACTACAGAATTAAGATTATGCATTTGAAGAAGAAATAATTTTTCTTTTGTACTTCCAGTAAAATTAATATCAATAATTCTACCTATAGCATTTCGATTATCTACTTGAATATCAAAATTATTTATATTTCCTAAACTATTTTGAACATCTCTCATAACTCCTTGAATATAATCCCTTATAGATATAGTATTTTTATTTTGAGGATCACTAGAAGCAACATTTTTAGAAATTGCATGTTCATATAAGTAGTTTAAATTAACATATATATTTGAAATATATCCTAATTGTTTTGTATCACCATTATTATCTTCTAAAAAAGGTAAAGCACTTTTAGATGATACATTTGAAGCTGCGTTAGCAACTTGATCTGCTACTACAGGGATTTGATTTATAAGACTTTGTTGTAATGCTCCTTGTATAGGAATACTAGAAAGAGATGTTTTAAGAAGATCAATTACTTCTTGTTTAGACCATTGTTTTTGAGTTTTATCAGTAGTTGAAACAGCTCCATCTTCAAACGGGTCTTCATTAAATCCTACAATATTTTGTTCATATATATCTGGTTTCCCTGGAGGGGCGGGATCATAATCATAGCGAAATAGTTGATCATATAATTTATTAACATTTCCAAAGTAATCTAAAAGATTAACAGTACCCGATCCAGGATTTGTGTTAGGGGAAGAAAATCGGGTTCCATTCCAAAATTCAAGTTCAGGAACTCCACTAGGAAATGTAAATCCAACTAAAGCATTTCCTAAATCCGTAGCTAGTGTTGTTATGTCATCTTTTAAATTACCATCATATTTATATTGTTTTGTATTTGTAAGGTCAAATCCACCTCCAAATGTAGAACCTAATGTTGTATCTCCTGTTCTAGTCATTTTAGAACCAATTCGTTCAACTACTGCAGGCAGCACAGAATTTTTTAATGTAGAAAAATTGGTATTAAAAACGGCATTCTGGATATCTCTAGAAGGTGTTATTCTTGCAGGTGGTGTAGGTGATGTAGGTGCTTGAATTGAGAGGTTATTCCAATTGTCATTTCTAACATAGCATACTCCTAGATTAGTTGATAGAGCTAAAGGACTAGCTATACATTTAAGAGATTTAGCATATGCATTAATTGGTTTTTGAGGATTAAATAATGATTCAGGAGAGTTAGTGCTATTTTTCTTATCGTATTTTATATAATTTTTAGATTTATAGTCAGTTTCATAAGTTACTAACTCAGAAAGTGGTTGATTACTAGCTCCTTTAGTAAACACATACGTACTAAGTAAATCACAAAAACTACCTAATGTTATATATATTTCTGCTTTAGGATCGTTTTGTCCTAGGTTTTTAACTAATCCTCCTCTATCACCCTTATTCTCTCTAATATCTTGTCTATAAAGATAATAATAGTCTCCTGATCTGTCAGTTATAGTTGTTGATAATCTGTCTGATCTTCTATAAGCATAGTTCCATAATTCTTGGATTAATCCGGGAATAATTCCTTTTTCATAAGATTGAACAACATTTATATTAGAAGGAGCTCCTGGTATTTGAAGTATTCCTTTGTTAGAGCTATCAAATGCTATTGTTTCTCCAGGTACCCAATTACATTTAAGTGATTCTAATACTTCACCTAGTGATATAATAGAAGTAGTACAATCGTATCCACCATCATCTCTAGCAGCCCAATTATAATTTTTAACATACCCTAATAAGGCATCGTATGTTCCTCCACTTTGATCAATTAATTCATAAATTTGAGCAAAAGCATCATTTAATTTTAGATCGCTTTTATTTAATATATCATAGCTAGGAGTATAACCATTTATTTTAGCAAAATCCCAACCAAATTCTAAAAGTACAGTATATCCCGGACGCATATAAAGAAGTTCTAATTCTTCTAATTGTTTAATATCCCAACAATTAAATGTTACTGTTGCTTCTTGAAGTGAACCGTATGCTCCCTTTGATTGTATAGCTACATTAGTAATACCCGGCATAGGTCTAATACCAGTTCTGTTTAAATTGCCTCCTTGAGATCTGTTACTATAGGCATTTGATGCATTTCCTAAACCATTTTTTTGAGTAAAAACATCTACAATACCATCTTTAGTTTCTTTTGTAGAATGATTTAAGGTTCCACCTTGTAAAACATAGTTTTTTGCTAGTTCATTGGTTATACCCCCTTTACTATCTCTAGTATTAACTCCTGAAGTCATTCTTACCCAAGCTGAGCGAGAATTTAATTGGTGGAGAAAAGCGGGAGTTCTAGCAGCCATCCCATCTTGTCTTCGTTTTAATTCGTTTTGAATAAATGTAGGGAAGGTTTCTCTAAATATTGACATAACATTTTATTTAATTAATATTTCCGAATATAGTTAAAACATTATTTATATCCGTAGGTATGCGTAATTGTGTTCCAGGCACAGGAAACATAGATCCTAATGTGCAATTATTATTTATAGCAGATATAACCCACCATAATGAAGCATCTTGATAGTAAGTATAAGCTAATAAATCTAATCTATCCCCTTCTACAGTAACAACATATAAATCATTAGCCGTTGGTGGTATGATAGGAAATTGTTTAGCTTTATAGTATTGTTTTCCCGCACCGAATGGGGAATCAATAGTTGTTGTTAATATGTCTGCGTTATTGTATATCATTATTGTGGTATATTAAGGGGAGCAACAATATCGTTTATAGTTGCACCTCCCGTTACGGGGGCTAATTGAGGCGTAGGTAATACTGATACAGGGCGGACTCCTGGTGAATTTTCTCCCACTGGTATTTTATTATCACTTCCAAATATATCTGTTAACCATTTATTTTGATTACTTTGTCTATCACCCATAAATGCTGGTAGATTTTTCCAATCTGCTACTGGTTTTCCGTCTGAACCTGGTACTGTATTTAAAATTGTTGGAAATTTGCGAGGAACGAAGTCATGTACCGGAGCAAATGTCATTGTTATAGTCATTACGTGTGGTAATTCATATAAATCTCCACCACTTTCTGGTTCATCAATTGCTATCTCCCAAGGTGAATCGTTACCTATAGAATATGTTAAATTTTTAATTATTCCTGGTTGTCTGAACATATAATCACCTAATGTTAATCGCATATATGGGGCTCTCATTATATTATTACTATAATCAGGCATTGTATTTGAATATAGATAATTTAATTTTTGCCACATTGGTCTTAATTCTTCCTCAGACATTGCCGCTACTTGAAGAGTAAATGAAATATTTCGTTCAAATCCTTTGTAAATATAAAAAGGTTCTCCACGTCCTATATAATTAACTGTACCCCAAGACGGATTTGGACTATCTGTAATATCCTTAAGGTACGAACGAAAGATCATCCAGACACTATTTGTTGGAGAGTCGTTATCGACTGCTTCAATTCTAAATTTGATTAAATCTCTTACTCTAGTAGGTCTTGCGTTTCCTGGTATTTTAATATATGATGAGCCCGGAGCGTCTGAAGCATAGTATAGTGGGGTTAAATTAACCTCATCTTTATAACCATCAGCTTGGCTTAAACCCAAGCGAGAATCTATATTAAATGTTTTTAAATCTAAATTTTTATATTTAGATCTCCCAGTTATATTAAAGCGAATAGGTGTACTAGCTTGATTAGCCTTATTAATTTGACTTACTCCAACTGTGGTACCTATATTTTTTTCAAAATATGTTGTTCCTATTTGATTTTTATTTGTCTGTCTATCAATAGCACTTTGTAATATTGAGTATGTTTTGGCAGCCCCGTAATTAATAGCATTTTGATCAATTTGATTACTTTGAGCTAGAGTATTTGTTAGATCTTCAGAAGGAGGAAGAATATTATTACTATATTCTATTAAAGCTTCAGAATTGTATAAGTATTGTAATGATACTCCTTGAGCATTATAATAGTTTGGATTTAAAGCAGGGCGTACATATAAATAATCTTCATTCTCATCTACAGCGTTGTTAGTAAAACCATCTTGTGAAATTTCAAGAGGTTTAGTTAAAGGTAGATATTGAGGATTACTTAATGTTTTGTAAATATATGGGATAGTAGTAATTCCTATACCATCAATAGAACCAGGACCACTAATGTATGAAGCTATATTGGCATCCGGGTTTTTTACTAATTTAGCTTTTAATCTAACTAATCTATTGTTAGCTCCTTGATCTTCTTGATTGTTATTAAAGGCAACATTTTCATATTTGGCATCATCGGATTGAATCGGCAACAAACCATGTCTTGTTATATGACCTCCAAAAGCATTAAGTGGAACTTGAAGTAATGTATTAATACCACCATTATAGATACGAGTATTCCCTATATTAGCGTTAAAATTATCACCACCTCCAAAAAGTGTACTAAAGTTTCCTTGTAATACATTATTTAATATAGCTCCAGCGCCTAGAGGTGCTTCCAACTGTGGATTAGACAACTGTAGTCCAACTTGTTTGATTACAAACAATGGACCTTGTGGTGCATCTTTTAAGAATTTACCAATACGAATGAAATCTTTTTGAGAAGCATTTGTTGCTCCTGTAAAACCTCCTCTAATTAAACCACCGTCAATTCCTACAGCGTCGTTAGGATCGGCTTGTTGGTCTAAAGCAGGTGGAATAGCAGTAGTAATATATGGAGCTCCACTATCACCACCACCTATTGTATCACGTCCGTATCTTAAATTCCTTAGATTTGTTAATGAAGCCTGTTGGAATATACCCATTATTAAGTATTAAGGGTGTGGGAAATCTACGTATTTAAGTCCAGGTGCGTTTCTGTAGGGTGCCGTATTTAACGGATCGGCTTCTTCTAAACGTGATGGTGTTGGTATAAATGGTACAAATCCACCTGCTATTACTTGAATAGGTGGGTTTCCATTTACTGAATATTGATCATGGCGAGACCCTGGAGGATTTGGGTTAACGTTTGGTTGAAACGTTGGTGGTACTGCCCCTCCATTCCATTTAGGTACTGCATTAGTGTACGATGTTGGATTTTGTAGTAAGGTTACTAATGATGTTGGCATATTATTTATGTTTTAATGTTTATTATAAATATTAAATTAAGCTAAGCTATAATTACTTTTAAGCAATGAGGTCCCTACTTTATCTGGTCCCATATATATGTCAGATTTTTTATTATTGCTTTGCTGTACAAGTTGATTAGTAATTAATGTGTTTTTGTTTAAATCTTTTAATTCATTTAATAAGGCAGAATTATCTTGAACAACCGCGGTTTGTTGTTTTGGTCTATTAATCATATCTCCTAATCCTGGAGCAGCAGCAAATTCATCATTATCGCTTAATGAAAATAAACCACCTTCTTTAGGTGATATTATAGTTTTACCTTTAGCAGAATACATATCTCCAGCAGATGTAGGTTGAGTGGCATCAGTTTTAGCATCGTCAAATGCCCCCATCATAGCAGCAATTCCCGCTACTATACCAACAGCAGCAAGACCAAAAGATATAGCAGAAGCAGTAGCAATAGCGCCAGCAGCTGATAATTCTAATTCAATTGCTAAGGTTGCTAAAGTTGCTAGTGTTTTCCCTAGTGATACCCCAGCAATAGCTAACATCATACCATATAAACCTCCAGCACTTGAAAGTGCACTAGCCATTGCTTCAACTAACTGTCCTAAAGGACCTCCTACTAAGCTTGTAACAATATCCTGCATTTTTTCCATAGCAAGATTAAATTGTTCTTGAGCATTTAATGCTTCTACTTTTTTAGCTACTTCCTCACCACTCATAGAAACAATTTGTTCATGTGACATGCCCAAATATTGTTGTTTTAATAGCTGATCGGTAAGTTCATCTGTAGTTTTACCCATCATATCCGCTATCTTCTGTTGAGCAATAACGTTCATGTTAGAGTAGTTATTAAAATCAATTCCTTGATTTGCTAACTCTTTCATTTCTGTTGTTAAATCTCCAGTTAAAGCAGCAGCACGAGCACGTTCTAAATTAAATTGTCTTCCTGTAATTAATTCGGCTTGTAATTCATTTTCAATAGATGATTCAAAATCAAGTAAAGCAGATGCGGATTTTTTAGCGCTTTCTAAAGTAGTACCTAATAATCTAGCTTGAACAACAGCTTCTGTTAGGGCAGGTACATTACCTTTAAACATTGCTAATGTTTGACCAGATATTTTACCAACTTCATCCATAACTTCTACTTGATCTTGTTGAAGTCCATTTTGAACTGAGAGTTGTTGGGTAGTTTGATAAATGATGTTTTTAACATCTTTAAATTCTTGTCCAGATATCTTAGTAAGTTTTGCTAATCCTCCAGCAGATTCATTACTAATTCCAAGTGTTTTAGTTAACTTAATGAACTCAGTGTTCATGTCTTCACTAAACTGGGTGTTGTATCCTAATTGCTTTCCTAACTCAGCATTAGCAGCAACCATTCTTCCAGTAGTAACTGCTATATCTCCAGAAGCAACAGCAATAGCATTAAATTCTTGTCTTATAACAAGTGCTTCATCATAAGTTTTAACTAAACCTCTTTGTATTTTTACTGTTTGATCAGATATGGCAAACGCCATTTGTTTAATAAACGCAAATATTGCAGTAAATGGGCTAAGTAATTTTGATATGTCTTTATATGTGTTACTTATTCTATTAGTTACTGTATCTTGTTCTTTTGCTAGTTTAAGAAGAATTTCATGTTTTTTTATTTCATCTTCATATTGTTTTTGGAGTCCTTTATGAGATTTTATTATATCTTCAACTTTATCTAAAGTTTGTTGTTTTTGAGCAGTAATTTTTGCTTCTTGATTTTGATCTTTTTCTAAAATCTTTATATTATCTTCTTGATATTTAATTTTTGCTTTAATATCTCGAATCGCTTGAGTTTGTAGGGCTCTATCAGCAGTTTCTCTAGTGTTTCTGCGGGCGACTTCAGTAGCAGCTAGTTGTTGTCGTAAATCATCAATTTTAGCATCAGCTTCTCCAATTCTAAGTCTTCTATTAATTTCTTTATCTTCTAATTTAAGAAGTTCTTCTTGAAGGTCTTTTTGTCTTAAAGTAAATCTACCTCTTGCTTCAAATGACTTATTGTTTCGAGCCATATAATCGGCATAAGTCTGCCCAATATTAGCAATAGATTTTTCTACATCTTTTACTTTTAATCGTCCATCAGTTAATTTTTTAGATAAACCAATGGTTTTAGATAAAGCATCATTATATCTACCTAAATCATTATAAAGTTCACTATTAGCTCCTTTAGAAAGTTTAAGCTCATCCGTAACAGATTTAATATTTCTAGACAAAGATCTCGATAAATCTATAGATTCTTTTAAGGAATCATTAAATCTATTTAGTTCTTCATTATTTTTTTGAAAATCTGGATCGTTAGGATTGTTAGCCATAGTAGTGTATTATATAGATAAATATGAAAAGCCCTACTTTCGTGGGGCTTTTGCTGTGTAGGTTGGGTTCATTGGAGGTTTGACAGTTGTTGATGAAGCTGATTTCATAGATTTTTGTTGTTTTTCAGCATCAGCATTTTGTTTTTCAAAATGTTCTCTAATTTTATGATATATAAAATCACGATGCGAAATAGGCAAATTGTAAACTGTATTCCAATCGTATCCTCCATTTCCGTAAAATACAATTTCATGTATTCTAGAAAATAGATATTCTCGATATTTAGGCGTCAGGCCAAAAAAAGCTAATCCCAATAGGGATAGTTACGCCCTCCTGAACGTAGCCATCTTTGTTTAAAGTTATTGTAGTTTCAATATCTGGGGATATCTCGTTATAATATTTTTTTAATGCTCGTGAATCTGGTGCTAGTAAGTAATTATCTACGAAATCTACAATCGATACTAGGTCAGTCTTGCCGTTAACTGCGATTATCATGCGCTTTAAACGCGTAGTATTCTCGAATGAGCCATTTGGGTCAATTTTTTGAAGTCCTTTAAGTTCTGCGTCAATTGCTTTATCGTCTTTGCCTGTTAGTAACTTAAATGTTACGGTATTATTTGATTTAGGTAATTGAAATTCAAATTCGTTTTTACCTTTTTCGAATATATTTTCGTCTAAAGGTTTTTCATCTAATGTAGTTAAATCTAAGGAATATTCATCATCGTTACCTGTTGATTCGTTTCTAAATTTGAATGAATATTCTTTACCATATCCCAAGATACGAGCAGCAAATAAAACTGCGTTTTTATCACCTGTAACCAACTCATCAATATCAATTGGTGTTACTATAAGTGATTTTAGTAATTTATCAATAGCAGTTCCCTGCTTAATGAAGTTAATGTTAGTTAAGATATCTTCATCTCGTGCACTCATGTAGCGCATTTCGATTTCTCCCTTAGCTAACAACGATGTTTCAGGGTAAACAAGACCTTTTGATGGTAATGTAACCGTTTCCGTTGGAATTTTTAAATCTGTCATAAACTTATTTTAATTTTATATATATAAATATAATGAAACTATGTTTTTTGTAAAAGAAACCCGATATTTCTATCGGGTTTTTTATTTAATTTCTAGGAGCATCTGTTCTATCTGAGAAATAGCGATCTATATACCCTTTTATTCCTGAGACAAACTCAGATTTCTCTCTATCTGTTAATTTACTATAATCTTTTAATACATCTAATTCACCAAGCATATAGGCAAAACCACGTTGCATGTTATCAACACTATTTCTATGTTGATCTACATTTCCGTCAGAACCTACGTTTCCGTCAAGTGCTTCAGAAATACATTCTTGAATTAGTTGTTTAAGAATTTGATTCATGTTAGTAATTTAAGATGCAATAATCCATACCAATTGTCATAGTAAGATTAACTGCTTCTGTATATGTCGACCAATCGTAATCGTCAAAGTTTGCTGTTTTGATAAAAGCACCTTTAACAACCCATTCTGATACTACATCACCAACTGGACCTAAAACATTAAATGTAATGTCTTTTTTATAGAAATCTGAGTAACCAGCTCTACCAGTGATTGATTCATATGCTAAACGAGCCCATTCCATTACTACTTGAGCACCTGATGGAGCAATTGGATCAAATAATGTGAATGTCATATCACCCCATAGTCTTTTTCCACTACGGATTTTTCTATAGGTGTTGATGTGATCTAGTATAATTTCTCCATCATCGAAATTTACGGCACTAACACCTTTAATGATATATGATGGAATACCATTTACATACATTATAAACCTATTTGGTACTTTAGGTTCATATTGAGTAAACATAATTTCGTTTGCGTTTAATATAGGCATGTTATGTTGTATTTATTAATTGTTTATTATAAATATTACTTCTTATGGGAATGATACACCAGTTGGTAAAATTGTGAAATCTAATATTACGAATTCAGCAGTTTTAGTTGGTTGGATGTAAATTTGACCTACTAATTGGTTTCTATCTACAACACTTGGTGTGTTATTTGATTCATCCATAATTACTTTAAACGCGTATAAACCTTGTCTTTGTACTACTGAGTCTAAGTATGGGTTTACTTGGTTTAAGAATTTGTTTCTTGTAACCGCTGTATTTTGTTCAAATACTAATGAACGAGATACACCACTAATATATCCTTTTAAGGCAATTAATAATCTTCTAACATTTACTCTATCTAAAGCAGTTGCTTTTTGTTGTAATGTTTTCTGTCCAAATACTACAACACCATTTCCAGGGAATGTAGCTAATGGGTTTACATTATCTAAATATAAATTGTTTCTATCGCTTAATGATAATTTTCTTTCAACTTTTACTACATTTGGAATACCACCTCTAGTAATACCTGCTGGAGCAAACCATGGAGCTGCTACTTGATCTGTAAAGGCAAATACACCACCCATTAATACTGAAGCTGGAACCCATACTAATCTACCCATTGCGGAGCTGAATATTTGGCACCATGGCCAGTATGTAGCACCATAGCTAGAATTTGAAGCATTTGCTGCTGTTTTAGCACTTGTAACTGTACCACCATAAGGAACAGGGTCAATTACTGCTAAAGCATCTGCTCTTCCTTCACATAAAGCTATTGGATCAGCGCCGTTAGCACCAATATTAATATTTGAATTTCCACCGGCTAAGAATAAACCAGGAGTCATTAATATGTTAAATATATATTCGTCTGAGTTATTTAGTAAATTAATTGCTGGGAAGTAATCTTCTGTTGTAAATCCTTGAGCATTTGTTACACCTGAAATAATATTTTCATACATGAATCTTGGTAATGTAGTATCTATTAATCCACCATTAAATGCACCTGCTAAGCCTCCATCTCCATTTGCTGGTAGACTTCCACTAAATAGTGCTGATTGGTATAATCCGTTATTATCGAATGTACCAAATTGAGCTTGTGTTACTGTTGCAATTCTGATGTATCTTGATGCATTTGGAAAATCTCCACTATAATCAATGTATCCTTGACCGTCTGTTACAGAATAAGTATAAACTGGTTTTGTATTACCTATTACTCTAGCTATGTAATTTGGTTGGTCAACATCTAATGATAAGTTAGTCCATGTTTCAAGAACGTTTGGTTGAGCATCGTTATCGTTACCGCTTCTTACAACTAAGGTAAATGTACCTTGTGTAGTATTTACGTTTTGAACCTGCCAACGAACATTAGTAGCGCTACCGCTTACTAAAGCTCCTGAAGATAATATTGAACCTGAGTTGTTCATTTGAGCACCCCAAGCTAATGTTTCAACTTCAAAACATTGGGTTCCTGTTAAACCACCAGCAAAGTTGTTAGTAATACTTGATGACAATATTCTAAATGAATTTCCTAATGATTCATTTTCATATACACTAGCTGTTACTGCTAAATCAGTTATAGATGACGTTGCAGCAATTCTAAATGTAGATTGTAATGAATTAATTTTATCAGTAATATTAGTTGCTGTAGCTGTAGCTGTTGATCCTGTTGTAACAAAATATATTGGAGCAGCATCTACTAAAGTGCTACTACCTGTCATAACAAATTTACCATACGATGCAGTTGTTGATGTACCCGCAGCCGAACCTGTTAATAAGAAGAATATAGTGTTATTACCTGGGTCATTTACGTGAAGCCCTGCTACACTCATAGAAGAGGTTGCATTTAATCCTACTAAAGGAATACTTGCAGACGAGAATGATTCTAATGCTGAGCCTGTTCCTTGGTGTGTGATTCTTGTTACTAATAGAGTTGTACCTCCATTATCGAAATAATTTTTAGCTGTTAATGAGGTAAAATATTCCATAGAGCCACTTGCTCCATTGCTAAAAGTAGTTCCAAATTTCGCAATATACTCACTATATGAAGTGACTAATGTTGGAACATAAGGAATACCGTTAACCGTTGGTCCAATGATAGCTGCACCAGCTTCAATAGGGCCTTGTGTTACTGCGCTCTGGTCGTTTTCATTGGTGTATACACCAGGAGAGATAATTGCTTCTGCCATTTTATGTTGTTATTTTAAATTGTATTAGGGTTGTTCTAATGATAAATATTCTAAAACCCTTACAAACCTAAAATAGGTTTATTTAAGTTCACCTGTTTCTAGATCAACTTGTCTATCTCCATATTTTTCGCCTAATTTAGCGGTTAATACTAGACGTTTTTCATTAATTTCTTGAATATAGTTGATTAAATCGATTCTATTTCCATTTAATTCGTCTATTTTTTTCTTAGCTTCTTCAAGATTAAGAACTACTATTCCTAAATCAAATAATGCTTTTTGATATCCTTCATGGACACTTTTAAATTCTGCTAATTCTTCTACTGTTAATTGATCTAATGATTGTGTTTGTGTTTCTGCGTTTCCTTTTAACATAACGTTGGTTTTTAATTAATTATTTATTTATCCCATTTGTTTTCTGGGCAAGGGTTTGTTTTTAAATCTATTGGTGAGAATATTTTTTTGTCTAGTGGACACCCACATAAACTACAGTAGTAAAAATCTATTACTGCTGTATTTTTTTTACGAAACTCACACCCATTACATATAGCAGCTCTATTTTCTGCTAATTTTTTTTCTTCTGGTGTTGGGTTAGCTGCTGTTATCCAAGCTGATGATATTTCTTTAAATTTTTTAAACATTATTCATTTATTAGTTATGTTTCATTATAATAAATATATTTGAGATATCCAAATGTTTTTAGAAAGGATTATCAGAACTCCAAGTTAATCCACTAATATTATTTACAGTTATATTTAGTCCACTTGAATCCGTCAATAACCCAGCATTGTCCGTAGCTAATAATAATAATTTAGTATTAGTTGATGGTGTTATTGGTGATGTTGGTGGAGTAAAGTCAGCAGTATATAATGCGGTCCCATTAACAAAATTAAAGTTAGTTATTTTTCCTGGGAATCTATAGCTTAATGGGAAATATTCTCCGATATTTCCAAGAGATAATTTAGATAATAGTGGAGCGAAATCTACACTTCCTATACTATTTCCAGGATTTGATAAAACACCATTAACATATATATTAAATGTTGTTGATGTTCTAGATATAGCTATATGAGTCCAATCTAGTAATGTTGTTGTTGGTACAGAAGTAACAAATGAATAACCAATTCCAGAGTAACTTACAACTAATGTTAAATTAAATAATATATTAGAGTTATAATCAGCCATACTAAAGTGTAAATAATCTGTATTTGAATTATAAATAGAGAAGGGAATTATTGCTCCGTTAGCTGAACTGAATGTGCTTAATTTTTGAAACCACTCAATTGTAAAATCATTATATCCTAATGAATAATCTGTACTAGCTACATCAGTAATAGCATATCTACCATATTCATTACCAAAATCTATACTACCTCCATAAACTGGTGCTGATGATGGTGTAATAGATGGTGTAATAGATGGTGTTATGCTTATGCTTGGTGTAATTGTTATGCTTGGTGTTATACTTGGTGTAACTGATATAGATGGTGTTACACTTGGTGTGGCTGATATACTTGGTGTTAGGCCCGGTGTAGCTGATATGCTTGGGGTAATTGATGGGCTAGGGGTTGGGCTTGGTAGTGGTCTACCAGTTCCCGGATTAGCCGATGCTCCTACAGGTCCATTAGCATTTACTACGGTTTCTCCAGTAATAGAAACAACTGATTTAGAAAAAAATTGGCGTTGCCCATTAGTGGCTAAATCCCTATTGATTGTTTCAGGTATAATATACCCGTACAATGTTATACTTAAATTTGTTTTAGCTACACGTTGATCACTAATACCATATTCATTAGTAGAATCAAATCTATCAATATATGTTCTAAATTGATAACGATTTTTATTACCCCAATATGAATCTGAAGCAAATTCAATAGCTTCAACTATTTTATTATTTTCCTGTATAAAATTAGTAATAATAACACAATCATACGTTACATTGATGTAATCTGGTACAGGGGTTAGGTAGAATTTTTCGGATGGTAAGTAATTATTTAAAATATCAAAATTAGTATATTGATTTTTTGAATTATATCGTCCTTGAGCAACAGCAAAATTATTTACATTATTACCATCTAATTTATTTGCTAATGTTCTATTTTTTTCAAACCCTGTTCTTCTTACAATAATATATGGGTACATTGCTTTCCCATTTTTATCTCTAAAATATCCATCTTTTTGGACTGATACCCATCTTTCAGCGGACGCATAAGCAACAGGTACAGATATTTGGTTTCCATTTTGTACTACTACAGGTTTAATAATATTGTTAAAGTAAAAAAATACAGCCTCATCAATATCTTGTAAACCAATTGAAAGTGGTGTGATGTCATTTTCAATATCAACAGATATTTGGTTTGCACGAGTTATTCTATCTTCAGGTAAAGTAGGCACATCAGCAGGTGAAATATAAGGTTCAATCTGCTCATTTACTCGTCTAGCTGGTGTATTTGGTAATATTGGGAGTTGTCTTGACATTATCTAGATTGGGTTAATCCTAATGATTCTGGTGATACGTAATGAGCATTAACAATGATGGAAAAACTTGCTCCAAAATTATCTAAATAAGCACCATTGTAATTATATTCAGGTACTTTACCAACTATATCTTGATTTTCATTAACTAAATTTATTTCGTAATAATCATTATTCCATAATACAATATCTCCGATTTGAGGTATAATGTTTTGTAGTACTAAGTCTTTACGTAAAAATCTAAATTTAAAATTTCTAGTAAAATCAGGTCCTATTTGATTATCATAATCTCCTTCATAATCTCCTCTATCAATCAAACAAACTATTAATACAGGAGGAAAATACATTTTGGTTCCACCTTCAGCTTCACCATAAACGTTAGTTGTTGTTTCATCTAAGGATATTTGATAGTATCCCACGTTTTGTTCAATAATGTTGTGTAACAACTCAGCATTGATAACATGGAAAAAAGATATATCTCGAGAACTACCATATAAAGCCATAATTAGTAATTTCTAATTTTTAATATTGTTTTTGTTCTAACCTCAAATTTTACTAATCCTGGGATTTTTAGTGCTTCAGATTTGATACCCTTTATGGTTTCAATAGAATTTCCTTGAGAAATATATTTCATTTCTAACAGAGAATAATTATACAAATCAGATGAAGCTGCTTGGAGTTGATCATTATCAATTACTTTAACAACAATAACATTCTTAATACCACGAATTTGGTTATATATTTCAGTAAAGTTAACCTCATTCTTCATTTTTAAAATGATTTGAACGAAATAGGTTTCAAATGCTCCTTCGGTTAATAATTGTTCTAAGTATCCCATATTAAAATATATAAAGTCCCATTGGAACGTCGTTTAATGTTTTATTTAAGTTGTCAGAGTTAGCTGCTAATTTTTCTAATTGAGCTTGACGTCCTGTTTTTTCTAGCATATCTCTTAATTGAGTTAATAGTGCTTCTTTAGTTGACCTAGCATCAGTTAATAAATCTTGTTGATTTAATGTTACTTCTGAACCAGGAATAGGCACAGTGCTATATTTTCCTCTAACATATCCTAAAATTTCTCTACATAATGCTAAAGTATATTGGTAAATCCACATTCTACCTATAGAATTAATGTAATTGTAATTAGGATTAATGTAAGGTACATTAGAAGGATTAGTAATCAAATTAGTTGCCGCAGAACCACTCGCATTTCTTCCACCAACTACGCTATCTCTTTCAGACCCTTTAACGTATTCTATCCAAACATTATATTTTGCTGGTGGTACTGGGAAGAGTTTTAATTGATTGTTTTGTATTTCGAATGAAAATTGTGCTCTTCTAATCTGGTCATTTAATTTAATTGCTTGGATTCTTTGTAAATCAAAGAATAAAGGCATTAATAAAAATGTAATAGCAGGCGAATATGCTCCAAATCCAAAGCTGTTTAATAAACCTTCATAACTATATCCAATACCAACGTAAGGATCAAAATATCTTACTGCAGCAGGTGGTGCTTCAAAAAATACTCGTTTAATTTCAATATAATCATTTGGTCCTATAGAAGCAGATTGTTGTGCCCATAAATTCATGTCGTATGATTGAATATAGGGTATTGTTTGTAGGGCTCCACTATAATAAGTGACATTACCTCCTACTCCGGCTTCAGTTCCATAGTTTTCTGCTATTCTAACAGCACCTCCTAATGAAGGTGTCATTAACAATTGATTAAATGGACCCGAACCTGTTGAATTTCCTTCCATTGAAAGCATATTTTCCTGTACTTGGAATTGATATACTTCATTTCCATATACAGTTACAGCTTCTTCAAAAGCAGTATAAATTTGAATAGGTTGAAGTTCAACCACCTCAATAGGCCATCCTAAACGTCTAGTAACAAATACTACAACGCTATCTGCATCGGTTTGAAAATCATATTGGTAATCATAGAATCCAAAAGGCGTATCGCCTGGGAAAAATTGAGAGGTACCATCATATACAGGAATATCAGCCATTTTTGTGTTTTAGTATAAATATTATTTTCTCCAGGGAAGACCTTGTTTTATTGTTTGAGAGTCTTTTGCTACTTTTTGAGCGGCAACATTATCTTGAAGAGTATTTTCTATGGTAGTTACTTCTTCTTCTCCTAAAGAAGATTTAATCCATCCTAACACATTTTCATGTGTTAATTCAGAATAAGGTATAAATCCCTCTACAGAAGGATCTCCTGTTAATTCTAAATACCCAATTGTCCTATCAATATAGTTTTCCAATTGCACTGTGCACCCGTAGTGTACTGCTATAATTAATCCATCTGCTGTTTGATATGTTGTATCAAAGATTTGCCAAGTTGTTGTCATTTTTTTTTATTTTATAGTTCTATCCAAGTATTGTCTGGGTTAAATCTTATTATGACAACTCCGTTTGGTTGATTTGTTTCATTCCAAAATGTATGGCCTATTACTCTTACCACTTCTCCTGTACCTGTTGGTGGGTTCTCAGTTATTTTTCCTGCATTTACTGATAGATATAGTGGCGCACCTTCTGCTACATTGGCAGGGTCGCTTACATTTGCTGAAGAAACAAAACCATTTAGTAGTACGTTTATTGCTTCATCTGCACCACTAGTAGAGGTTAGTGTAATACCCAGTAAATGTGTTGATTTAGCATCTGCAGATGATGCATCAGCTAATGACCATTTCCTGTTTGATTGCATTGCTACAATTTCTCCTGCAGCCAATGTTACATTTGAGATTTCTTCGCTTAGAATTTCACCAGTAGCATAATTTGCATCCCAATCATTAAGATTAGTAAGTATTGAACTAACTCCATCTATTATTTGGTAATCAGCAGTTAAACTACTTAACTTCCCAGCAACAACACTTACTGTCTCTGCTAACAGACTACTACCATCAAACGTTAAATTAGATTCACCGTTTATATCACCACCGCCTGTTGCTGTAAGAATGTAATTGTCTGTGTTGTTTGAAACATTATTTGCAATACTTGAAACATTAACTGCATTTGAAGCACTTATTGCAAATGAAGCAGATAATATACTATTTGAACCGTTAGGTCCATATACATTTGAAGCTGTTACAAAAGAAGCTGTAGCTGCAGTTGTTGTGGCTGGTGCCCAAGAAGCACTTACCGCCCATGAAGCAGTTCCAAATAAAGAACCTGTTATACCTTGAGTTACTCTTAATGATCCTGTTACTTGAACCGTATTTCCTGATGCAAAGATTAAATTGCTTCTAGCTGCATCTGAGGTTCCATTCCCATGAATAAATGCAGATTGTATGGATGAAGATAGGTTATATTGACCCTGTACGTGTTGATATGTACCTGATGTTACTGTTTCCCATCCTTCAGCATGTGATCCTAATCCTAATGCTAAGGTGTTAAGTCCTTCAGCATGAGAAATACCTCCTGATGCAATTGTGTTCCTCCCTTCTGTATGTGAATAGTTTCCTTGTGCTTGAGTATTATCACCCTCTGCGTGTGCATAGTCTCCTGATGCTGTTGTAAGTCTTCCTTCAGCATGTGAGTACAGTCCTCCAGCAAATGTCTTATCTCCTTCTGTATGTGAATAATTTCCTGAAGCTGTTGTAAGTCTTCCTTCAGCATGTGAGCCTGTTCCTAATGTTAGTGTAAACTCTCCCTCTGCATGTGAAAAAACTCTTGATGCTAATGTTCGTCTACCTTCAGCATGTGAGTAGTTTGCTAATGCTACTGTAGTATCACCTTCGGCATGTGAACCTTCTCCTGATGATGTTGTAAAAAATCCTTCGGCATGTGAATTAGTTCCTATCGCTCTTGTGGTATCACCTTCGGCATGTGAATACTGTCCTACTGCTCGTGTAGTATCTCCTTCAGCATGTGACCAGTTTCCTTGTGCTACAGAAGAATTACCTTCAGAATGTGAGTGTAATCCTTGTGCTGTTGTAAGTCTACCTTCTGCGTGTGAGAAGTTTCCGGATGCTGTAGAACCTGAGCCTTCAGCGTGTGAATAATCTCCTGATGCTATTGTATCATAGCCTTCTGCATGTGAAAAATCTCCTGATGCTGTTGTGAATCTTCCTTCAGCATGTGAGTACAGTCCTACTGCTCGTGTATTACGTCCTTCTGCATGTGAGAAGTTTCCTAATGCTATCGTTAGGTATCCTTCTGCATGTGAATACTGCCCTGATGCTAGTGTAGTCGAGCCTTCTGCGTGTGAGAACTCTCCTGATGAGATTGCAAAGCCTCCTTCGGCATGTGACCAGTTTCCTGATGCCGATGTAGATGATCCTTCAGCATGTGAAGCTAATCCTAATGCATGTGTATTCTGTCCTTCTGCATGTGAGTAATCTCCTATTGCTCTTGTAATGTTTCCTTCTGCATGTGAATATTCTCCTGATGCTAGTGTATTACGTCCTTCAGCATGTGATCCTACTCCTGATGCTGTTGTGTAGTATCCTTCGGCATGTGAATTATCTCCTGATGAACGTGTAGCAACGCCTTCTGCATGTGAGGATACTCCTGATGATACTGTGCTCTCTCCTTCGGCATGGGAATATGTTCCTTGTGAGATTGTGAATGTTCCTTCAGCATGTGACCAAAATCCCGATGCTATTGTATTCTGTCCTTCTGCGTGTGAATGATCTCCTGATGATGTTGTATAGTATCCTTCTGCATGGGAGTAGGAACCGGATGCTAGTGTATTCTGTCCTTCTGCATGTGAGTAATCTCCTATTGCTATTGTATTGACTCCTTCAGCATGTGAATAATCTCCTGATGATATAGAGCCTGAGCCTTCAGCGTGTGAGAACTCTCCTGATGATGTTGTATAGTATCCTTCTGCATGTGAGTAGTTTCCTATTGCTCTTGTTAGACCTCCTTCTGTATGTGACTTTTGTCCAAATGCTACTGTACCTCCTCCTTCGGCATGTGAAGCTTGTCCTAATGCTTGAGTAGTATCACCTTCGGCATGTGAAGTTTCTCCTGATGCTACAGCACCTACTCCTTCTGCATGTGAATATTCTCCTAATGCCCATGCGTTATAACCTTCTGCATGTGACCAGCTTCCTGATGCCCATGTGTTATAACCTTCTGCATGTGACCAAAATCCTGATGATGTTGTATATTGCCCTTCTGCATGTGAAGCTTCTCCTGATGCTATTGTAAGGTTTCCTTCTGCATGTGAGTAGTTTCCTCCTGCTACTGTAAAGCCTCCTTCTGCATGTGAACCATCTCCTTGTGCTAGAGTACCTCCTCCTTCAGCGTGAGAATACTCTCCTATTGAGTTTGCAAATTCTCCTTCAGCGTGTGAGAATAGTCCTGATGATGTTGTGTATCTTCCTTCTGCATGTGAATAGGACTGGATTGTTGTTGTGGCATATCCTTCTGCATGTGAGTAATCTCCTATTGCTATTGTAAGGTTTCCTTCTGCATGTGAATATGGTGCTGATGCTGTTGTATCACGCCCTTGGGCTAGAGAACCTGTTAATCCATAAGATCCAGTTAATTGTTTAGAATTAATCCAAACACTACCACTTTTAACAAGTAAATCCCCATATGATGAAGTCGTAGTAGTATCCACTACATCATGTAACTCTCCTAATTCATATCCGTTATCAATACGAACATACATTGAACCATTATTAAGTTGTACTCTTAATACTTGTCCTAATCTTACAGCATGTAATGGTGCTACTGGTGCTGTTCCTATTATAGATCCAGTTGCTCCTAAATAAAGTAATTGTCCCGCTGAAAAGGCATTTGTGTTTATTCCTATTAATGTACCTTCTGTTATAATATATCCAAAACTATCATTAGGAATATCTTGATTAGTAATACCTAATGTATTAGCTGATACTTCATCACTTTCATACGAGGCTGTTGCTATTAAAGCATTGTCACCTGTTGCTCCTGATATTCTTACTACTTTTCCTTTATCGATTTGAGCTCCAGTTACATTTTTAACATATATTAAAATGTCTTGAGCATTTAAAGAAGAAGATGCATTTGTAGCATATGAAGCACTAATGGCAAATGAAGCACTGTTTGCATTTAAAGCATAAGATGCTGTTATAGCTTGAGAGGCACTTGTTGCAAATGAGCTTGATATTGCTCTTGAAGCAGAGACAACAAATGATGCTGTACCTGATAAATTTGGAACAGTTAAAGTATTAGTACTTGGATTATAAGTAAATGTTGTTTCAGAGTCTTGATATAAGTCATAAGTTCCAGTAGTGGAAACAGCTGTAGCTGCGAAAGGTACTTTAAATGCAACAGCTTCTGCATTGGTACTTACTGTTACTTTTGAAGCATTTGTAGCCCATGAAGCGGTTCCAAATAAAGAACCTGTAATTCCGTTTATAACGGTAAGAGTATTTAACGAGGCATCAGAGCCACTCGTTATGATTTTTTTCCAACTTGGCATAGATAAAATTTATTATGATTGGTTACAAGATTGCTTGCCCACTTCCCATACGGGTCTATAATACACCAATAAATATACGAGGATAAATGAGTATTCCAAGCAAATTTCTAAAGAAAGACGCATGGAATACACAATGATAAAATATTAGGTGTATGGGGTATTGTTTTATATATAATACGCGTTAATTTGCGCGTTATATGCTAAATTTTACAGATTATTGCGTCCATAATATACCACCTTCTCCAGCTTCAGTTGCATCATCAAAGAATCTAACTATTACTTGCCAAACATATGTATTTGCTGGAAGTATTAGGTCGGGTGGAGGAGATTCAGAAAGTATATTTGGAAAGATTGCTTCAGCATATCTACCTTGTGCACCTATAGAAACACTAGTAAGTACAGAACCGTCACTAGGTCCTAAAAACGACCAAAATCCATAAGCTTTAAAAGTAACAGGATCTCCTATTATTTCAACAGTTCCATTTAATACAACTGTATATTCACCACCACCACCACCACCTGTGCTATAAGCAACATATTCATCACCAAACCACTCTACAGAATTAACAGGTATTAATGGACTAGTAGGTGTTGGTGTTATTGATGGTGTTATTGATGGTGTTTTAGATGGTGTTACAGTGGGTGTTGGAGTTGGAGATGGTGAAGCAACTACAGTACAACTATCTCCAAATATTGGTTGTATACTAAGAGCAGCACCAGTTATTATAGTTAAAGGAGTTCCAACCTTCATACAAATATTTAAAGAACTAACATCAACAACATTTATACCTGTAGGTAAATAAACATTAAATATCTTTAGGGCCCCAGCACAATTTGTGTATTGAATTCTAACATAATTACCTCTTTCTACATTACAACTAAGTGAATCTAAAAATCGACATAAACCAGGAGTAACGGATGGAGTAGGGGTTTGGGTTGTTGTTGGAGTAATAGTTCTAGTTGGTGTGATCGATATAGTTGGCGTAACAGATGGTGTTCTGCTAGGAGTTCTTGTAACTGTAGGTGTTATAGATGGTGATGTTGATACAGGTACAAATGTTATTGTATTTGAATAGTTACTTTGTAAGTTATTTGGACAGCATTGTTTAATTCTAAAATACCAATTCCCACTACAAATAACACAACCATACACATCAGCTATAGTTACTTGAACAGGTGATATGCATCCAAACCCATCAGCGCATTCATCATAACCGCATGAGGTCCAACTAATTCCGTCGCAAGAATATTCATAAATAACATCATTACAATTAGGTAAAGAAGTAAAAAATAAACCAAATGTATATTCACTTAAATGACGTGAAACTAAAGTAACATTATTTAATACCGGAGCACTACATATTTGAGAAGGTGTTATAGATGGTGTAGGAGTTATAGTTATACCTGGTGTTACAGTTGGAGATGGTGTTGGTACTAACCCGCATGGTGCTAATGTATTGGTTAGCTCAGACCCATTATTTATAACACTATTAAGTATCCCAAGTGTGTTGTCTACGCAGAAATCTATCGGATCTTCTCCATATAAAATTATTCTTGTTTGTAAAATTAAACTACAATCATAATATTCAACCCATGAAATATCGTATGGTTGATCTGTAGGTGCTGTTAAATTCCAAGTAGTGCATCCGGTTACACCAGTTGGTGTTGGTGTTGGTGTTGGTATAGGACAGGCCCCTAACACTACATTAAATGTTGCTGTTAATGTTGTATTATCATATAAAGCCCACCCCGTTGTTGGGTTTAGGGTATTGTTATAATTTCTAGGTTCTCCATCGTAAGGCCACCCATACATTACCCAATAAGTCCCAGTCCAAAGAATAGTTAATAGAGTTGTTCCATCATATCCTATCCAAGAAGGATACCCATTAATAGTACCATTATATACAAAAGTAACATTTATCATATCTTAAGGGCAAGGATTAATTAAACTTGTTGTCCCTACTTGCCAATAAATATTACTAGCACAAGGTAATGTTTTATCAGGGCTACCTCCAATAGTAGTTATGTATTGTCTTGAACCAGTATTAAAATAATTTTTAGTTGTACCATCCCAAGCAGATATATTTAATTGAGCTGCTACATTATCTATTCTATTAGCAAATCCAAACATTTGAGATCCAGCAAATACTAATCCTATAATTTTCCAAACACCTCCAATATAAGCACACAATGCTGATCCTGAGTCCCCTCCATATATTGGAAAAGGGCATGATGGATCTCCGTTTGGTTCAAGATCTGTTCTGGTGAATTGGATTTGGTTGGTAAAATTAGCTCCTGTTGGTGTTCCATTTAGATTATATCCTCCATATGGTACAGCGGGTGGTGCTGGTACTACTACTGATAATGGTACGCTAACATTAGTATCCTTAAGTCTTATTCCACAAGATGTAGATGATTTAACACCCGATGATCTACCAGAACTAACTAGTAGAGTAGTTCCAATTGGAAGATCATTTATTTCTGTTGTTGTAGCAAACGGCATAGGAGTTAAAATACTTGTTCCATACTGTTTAAATGATTCAGCGTTTGTTACTTTACTAGGATCAATTGTAACTAAAGCTCCATCTACTTGATTTACAGAAGGTTGAGGAACTATAGGAACATATCTTACTACTTCACCAACCATATAATCTGAATTTGGTCCTACTTCTCCTGGTTGGTAGTATTGATCTTGGTATTCGTTAGAATTAGTTACATTTCTATAATTGGTGTAAAATGCAGTATCTACAACAACATGATTATTTGTAACTCCAACTAATGCATTCTTTGCATTATCTACAGCTAAAAATCCTAAAGTACCTACTTTAGTTCCATTATTAAAAGATGTTATTGAAATACCACCTTTCATAGGGCGTATAACACCTCTATTTCCTGGGGGTGTATTTCCAGCAGGGTAAATAGGACCTCCAGCGGGATATTGAAATTGAAACCAAGTCCAAGTATAACAAGTATTTAATGTAGTTTGAGGACATGATAAAGGTACAACGTGCCCAATTTCAATAACATCTGTTTTATAAGCAACACCATCAATTTCAACTGTTGAGGGTAAATGTTCTTCTTCAGGTATTTCACTTAATGGTAGTTTTTTAGGTACGTTAAATACTATAGTAGGCTCTCCAATAGGTTGATCTTTACTAATTTTATGACTCCATCCTACTCCTACATAATCGGGAGTAGATTGAAATAAGTCTTCTATTTTTTGTTTAATTGGTTCTGTTAACATATTATTGAATATCTAAATATTTGTATATTGTTCTAAAAGCAGTTGATGGTGCTGATGGAGATGGTGTTGGTGTTGGCGATGGTGATGGGTTTGGATTTACATTTAAGTTAACTGTATTGCAATTAATTGATGAATTATATGATGCAAACCATTGATTGGGGTTAGTAGTAGTCCGAACCGGTGTAAATGTATAAGGGCTGTTTAAGTTAATATTGTATATAATTTCATTTGGGTATGTTGAACTAACAGCTACATATAAATTTCCATTTGATTCGAATAATTTAAAGGAATACGTACTATTCCCGGCAGGAATTGTTGATGATAAATCAATATCTAATTCTAAAGCCCCATCTGGGTATGAGTATTGGGATAAGTAGTAGACGTATTGGGTTGATGAGGTTGCTCGTCTTCCAACTGTTATTACTTTATTAGTGGCTGTTAACATAAGGGCATCCAATCCCGAAGGAGCATATATGTTAAACATAGTTGTCATTTGAGTAGCCGTAACAGTATTATTTGTTATATTTAATTTAACTAAAGGATTAACAAATGGTCCCGCAGGATTATATGTTGAACTATAATTAACAAGCGTAGTAAGCAAATTAGTATTATCTATTGCTTGTAAATAATTAAACTGGGGTCCTGAATATCCAGAAATTGATATGGTTCTGTTAAATGTTAATGTTGTTGGATTGTTTGATACATTCCATTCGTTAATATAATTAGTTTGGTTTCCTTTCCAATATTTAGTTGTTGTGTGAGCTTCAACCATATTACTTGTATTATCTCCGGGTAACGTAATTGGTGTTGAGGTATTAGTAGTAATATTATAATTGTATGTAGAAGCACCACCTGTGCTATAATAAACACATCCTAATGAACTAATATCTTTAATTAAACGTACGGAATATCCACTAGTTTTAGAGAATCCTTTAAGGTCAAGTAATGAATTATTATAATATAAATCAGCATATATTGCTAGATTAGTATATCCAGGGGTTGAGATAGCTGTAGAAGTCCAGAAAGGCCCAAATGATTTTATACCCCCAAATTGGGCATTTTCTCTTCCTCCTCCTGGTAGTCCTGTCCAACCTGTTTCATTTGTTGCTCCTGTATTAGGACTATTCCAAAGTGTAGTTCCTGTTCGTTTTAATTTACCTCCGGCTACATTTGTACCCCCCAAATACTGGCGCAATGTTTCAATTTCAGCCTCTGTTGGTACATGATAACCGACAGGAGCTAATCCACGAGGATCATTTACAGCATACCAGTTGTATAGTTTATTATATGTACAACCATTAGTTGGGTTGTTGTCGTAGTAACACCAAGCTCCTGTAGTTAGAGTATTCCAAGCTGTTGGATCTGTAACTTGTGGTATGACATCACCATTTCTATAAGTAGTAACATCTAAATTACATGCTGTCCATGTTTGTGTTCCTATTATTACATTAGGTAAAGCACATGGTGTACATGGAGGTGATGGAGATGGTGTTGGACTTGGTGATGGGCTAACAGCTGGTGCTGGTAATACAGAAGCGGCACATATACCAAAAACTGTACCTTGTATTCCACCAGGACCCGAAATAGTTAAAGTAGTATACAAACTGCTTGCATGTACTTTAAGAAATCCACCTCCTGTAATATTTTGGTTTAAACTATTGAGCCCAAAAACAGATCCAGTTACCGTATTTGCATTAATATTATCAAAACATCCCTTACATGCTGTAAGAGAAGGAATCCCACCATTAGTATTAAAAGCAAAAGATTCATAATGACCTCCAGTAGCTATAGGACTATCCCCCATACCGGTTAGTAATAATACTATGTCATTAACGGGTTGGCTAAATGTTAGAGTATAAGTAAAATCACCAGGATACCAACCTAACCAGACTGTATTTGAAGCATTAAGTACTGTGTTAGTCCCGGAACATCCTATATCACTATATGGCATTGAATTAGGAGTAATCCCAGTAAATGATGGGGTTAATGTAACTCCACCATACGTAACAGGACTAAATTTAGGGAGTAACGCTGGGGTACAAGTATCGCAATTATTAGGTATTATAAAGTTAGTATTAATACAATTGGATAGTTGAGAAGCATTAATTAAGGCTAGTCCTGGGTTTTGGACTAACGTTAGAGCATACGGTGTAGCAGTATCTATTTTATACATGTTGTACCCGATAATGTATATATTTCCATTTAATTCAACTAATCCACTAGGAGTTGTAATAGTTGGTGATAATGATTTATATAACTCTAAATCCCCCGTAGTATAATTGTACTGAAGGAGGATAATGATAGTAGGAGTATTTGTATCTCTAACTAAAATGATAAGTTTTGGATTAACACCATTAGTTACTACCAACCCACCAACAGGTTCTGTTTGTATTGGTAAAAAACATTTAGTAACAAAAGTAGCTATAGGATTTGAGGTGCCATCAGCCGGTATATTTATTTCAACTATAGGTTGAGAATATAAATTTCCACTACTGTCCGGACTAGTTATTTTGTATGAACCTACTAAAGTAGAATTATTTAGAGCAAATAATCCATTATTTGGTTTAAGACCAGTTGGTAAAGCTATATTTCTATTAAAGGTAGAAGAAAATGGAGATAATACTATATTACTTTCTCTTAAATTAACTTCAGAAGTAGCAGCTCCAGTAGCATATACCCACATTTTATTGCTTGTATTAGCAATAACTGTAGGGAGATTATTTGTATTATCATTAGCAGGGTATGGGTTTGCTGTTACACTAAGTACTGCGGATGTATTAGTTGTAAAGTTATATGAACCATATCCCTTGGTTTGAGTTCTATACAACATAGTATCACACCCACTAGCATTAGGCCCTAATAATTTACCTTTAGAACATGATAATAATGAATTTGATCCACCCGAATCTAATATATTATTTACTAAAGTCCAGTTATATGGTGGATTTGGATTTATTGAATAAACCCACCCAGTTAAAGCAGGTAAATTAGGATAACCATCCTTAAAGAAAACATATATTATATTATTAAATTGAGCAATACCAGCTATAAGACCGGCTGTTGGTGAGGTTGTTGGGGGTATTAATGTAATTTCATATTCAAAAGCTCCAGTATTATAATCGTATTGTTGAAGAGCAATTATGCTATTTGTAGTACCTGGGGTTGGGTTAGATACAGCACATGCTAATAAAAGTTTATCAGGATTACCATTTGCATCTGAGGTTAACATTAGATCTCCTTGACCTTGAAAATTGCTATTTAAGTTAAATTTAAACGTTGTTGTTAATTGTGTTGCCGGAGCGGTAGGAATATTTAATTCATAAACTTTCCATACTGTTTGCCCATTTACAATAGTAGAAGCAACATCTACAAGTGTATTATTATCTTTTGCTGTTAGTCCTGGACTAGCAGTGTATCCTGAAGGGTATAGAAGTGTTCTATTAAAAGTTGCTGTGTATGGAGGGTTTCCAGAAAGGTTCCATTCATTGATATTATAGCTATAGGTTTGAGCAATAGGATTAAATACTCCCCAGCTTTTCCATAATTTAGTTTCAGTAGAGGCAATGTCATTACCTACAACATCATTAGATAATATTATTTCTTGTTGAACATTAGTATTAGGGTTCCAAGTATAATTTTTAGTATAATAACCATTAGTTAAACTAGTTCCATTATATGATTGAAGAGCAGTAGTATAAATTAAAGGACATACATCCGACGGTAAAGAAGGTGACGGCGTTACACTTGGCGTACGAGACGGACTAATTGTTATACTAGGAGTAACAGTTATCGATGGTGTTACGCTTGGTGTAGCACTAATAGAGATACTAGGTGTAGCAGTTACTGATGGTGTTTTACTTGGTGATACTGTTATTGATGGTGTTGCAGAAGGAGATGGTGATGGTAATGGTGTTGCTGTGTCTAAACATAAACTAAACCCGGAGCCATCTGCTCCACCGTTTCCTGTTATTATTATTTGAGTATAAGGATTAGTTGCATTTACTTGAGTTAAAGCACCACCCCCGTTAGGTGAAACATATTCTAATGTTATGACATTATTGTTTATTGTAGTACCACATGATGGTCCACAAGTAGAGAGTGTAGGGGTTCCTCCGCTTGTATTAAATGTAAAAGTTTCAAGTGCTGTTGGATTGTAAGTTGTTCCGGCTCCCGATATTAAAAATTTTATATTATTAACAGGTTGGTTAAAGTTTAAGGTATAAATAAAAGCCCCAGGAGTTGCTCCTAAAATTACAAAGGGTAATGGAAGAGATACATTTGTACAAGTAGCAAAAGGAGAACCATTAGCCGGACCAAGAACTAATTCCGGGCCACTATATGTTGTACTAACTGTTAAATTTCCATTAGTTATAGTACCTGTTCCAGTTGGAGGCATTGCAATTGTATTACACGAAACACAATTTGCCGGTGGCGCTGGTAGGATTGAAGTACAATCAATACCAAATAAAGAACCACCACTTCCTCCTTGACCTGTTATGGTTAATGTATTAAATGAGCTAGGAGAAGAAATAGTAAATAAACCTCCACCATTATTAGTGTCTTCTGTACCATTAGAGGAAATTTGATTTCCTGTTATTGCGCTAAAGCAATTATTAGGACTTGTTATTGTTGGAGTTCCTCCACTTGTAGTAAATGTAAAAATTTCAAAAATATTTTCATCAAAATCAGTACTTAAACCAGTTATAGGTATTCTAATATTATTAACAGGTTGACTAAATGTTAAAATATATGTAAAAGCTCCGGATAAACCTAACCATGCTGTGTTAGCAGGAGTTGTTGTGTTACACGATGCCCAAGCATTAGGATATAAACTAATATTTCCCGTTCCTGATATTGTTATAGTAACTCCATTATAGGTAACATTATTTCCAGGTAAAGGTAGTGCTCCATTTCCAGTACACGGTATATTATTTGGTGGTGATTTTGATGGTGTTGGTGTAGGCGTTCTAAACGGTGTTGTACTTGGTGTTGGTGTTATTGACGGTGTTACTGTTTTAGTAGGCGTTGGTGTCGGTGATGATGAGACACCTATTACATTTGGTTGAAATGAAACATTACAACAACTTGGTACTTGTGATGCTCCGGCTAACGCGTTACCAATATTATTTACTTGAGTAATAGTATATGGAAATGTAGTACTTATTTGTTTAAGATTACTCCCACTAAAAATATAAATACCACCATTTATTGTAGCTAAACCATAAGGAAAAGGAGCAGTTGAAGTAATAGGTAAATCAAATTCTAATGTTCCTCCTAAAGTATATTGAGAAATCCAATATGAATAAGGAGCATTTCGCGTTTGTGTTGTTACAATAACCTTCCCATCTGTTGTGTATAATAAATCTCCGGATATTACTCTTCCAGAAGATAAAGTAAATAAATTTGTTATAACAACAGTATTATCCGGTGAAGGATTTAATGTAATTTGAATAATTTGATCATTATTAAATTGATCTGAGGATAATAAGGTTGTATTATCAATAGCGCATATACCTGATCCTAAAGCAATTCCTACGGGGATATTAATAGCTCTATTATATACAGATGTAAAAGGGCTTAATGTTATATTATATTCAAAAATAGTACTAGTAGCACCATTTAAAGAGGCATATAACCACAATTTTGTATTAGTATGAGCAATATCAGATGAACCTACTTGTAGTGGAGACGTACCTAAATTTAATAAAGTAGAAACATTAGTAGTACTGTTATAAGCATAAACTTGATTAGGTCCCCCACCATTATATATTACAGAACACTCAGATACTATTAAAGCATTAGAGGACGGACTAGGTGTAGGTGTTGGTGTTTTACTTGGTGATACTGTTATCGATGGTGTTTTACTAGGAGTAACACTTGGTGTAGCCGTTTTTGTTGGTGTCACACTAGGAGTAACACTTGGTGTTGATGAAACACTAATAGACGGTGTTTTAGTTGGCGTAATACTAGGAGTAACAGATGGTGTCGATGTAGGTGTTAATGAAGGAAACTCTGGATATCGTGATGTACTTACTGTTACAGATGGTGTTGCTGATACTGTTATAGAAGGAGTTGCACTAGGTGATGGTGCAGGACCAAACACTACATCCATACATAAAGGCTCTGGTTCAAATACAGGAACAGTAACTAAAGTAGCTGATGGAGTTGGTGTTGGTGATGGGGAAATGTCAGGAGCAACACATTCTTCATTTTGGCAATAACTTCCTGTATAAAATGTTACGGCAGGGTTTCCTGCAGATGGATTGCTACCACATATTTGAATTGTTTGTTGTGGAGCTATTGTAAACTGAGCTCCAACAAATCCATCACAAGTTGTATAAAAACTTTGGTATGAACTAAATTCACTAGTATTAATATAAGTAATACATTTACATTCAGGGGTTCCAGGAGATGGTGTTACACTAGGTGTTCTACTAACAGTTACTGTTGGTGTTGGACTAGGTGAACTATTAACAAACGTAACAGGAGATGGTGATGGTGTAACCGTTACAGAGGGCGTTATACTAGGAGTAGGAAACGGTGACTGTGTTATAGATGGTGTTGGTGTAGGTGATGTTGAAACACAAGGTTTACAATCTTCACATGTTTTATATATAGTTTCATCTATTATTACTATAGTAGGATTGCCTTCGGTAACTGTTAATACAGTATAACAATCACCTAATGAGTCTTGAAATATATCTCCAGGGATTATATTATTATTAACAACTATTTGGGTAATTGCTTTATCACAGCAGCTTTGAACTAACCAAACTGTAGTAGGTTCTTTAGGATTACATGGTGGTAAATCGATTAAACAATCATCACAAGTGTTATAAAGAGGTACAAGGTCTGGGAGGGATATATTTGGTGTAGCGTTAGTTGGAGCTATTACTTGATAGCAATTACTTAAAGAATCTTGAAAAATTATACCTGTATATAGAATACGGGTATATTTAATAACTTTAGTAATAGAGGGATTGCAGCAACTTTGGACTAGCCAGTTATATAGAGCCATTATAGAATATTTTATTATTTACTATGATTTATTACACGACAGTGTTTCATAGTATAAATATGGCGGTACGATTAGTTACTTTTTACTTTGTGGTGTAATTTCGTTTTGAGATTGCTCTTTTTGAGCTACTAATTCTTCTAATTTAGTTTGAAGTGAAGCAATTGCTTTAGCATCTTTTCCTAAAATTTGAATGTGTTCAAGAGATGAACGTAATACAATTAGTTCTTGTAGTGTAAACATAACTTATAATTTTAAAGGGATTGGTATTGTTGTTGAAGTTTATTAACTAGATTAACTAATAAGGGTAGTTCCCCACCCTTAAAAGTTGCATCTTTAATTATTCTTAATAGAAATTCAATTTCTTCTTTATTGTATTCAATTGGTTGAGGTTGTTTAGGTCCCTCAACTTTATCAATTAAAGCCATAACTAATTTAATTTATTTTTATGCGTAGATAAATATTTCACCTGTATCGGTGGCTGTATATATGTTACCATACCCATAAGTAGCACCACCATAAGATGGGTTAGCTGGTTTAGCCCCTGATAATCCATATTGTGTCGTTGTAACATACCCATCAATAGAAGCAAATGATGAAGACAAGCTGTTTAAGCTTGATTGCATTACCCATCTATTTTCAGGTGTTCCATATCCAAAAGCATGTCCTGAACCATCAGTTGCGTTTTGTACAATAAGACCACCATCTACATTTGTATTTGAACCAGAGGCTAATAATATAAATTGATCGGCAATCTCTAATACTGAGGATGATATTGTTGTTGTTGTACCTTGTACTGTTAAATTACCAGGAATAGTAATTGTTCCAGCAGCATTACCAATTCTCATTTGAAGTGCAGAACCACCAATATTAACTTGAGTTGCTGTTGAATTGAATAATGAAGCTGTTAATTGTGTTGTTGTTATATCACCACCATTTACTGCTAAATCACCTGCTATAGTAACATTTGTAGGTAAACCGATTGTTATAGTTTGACCAGAAGCAGTTGTTGTTATTTCATTCGCTGTACCGGAAACTATTAATGTTTGAGTTTGTAAATCTACTGTACCTGTTCCTGTATCACCAGCAATAGCTAAATCAGAATTAGCATTTAAAGCAAATGATGCTGTTAGAGCTTGAGAAGCACTAATTGCATATGATGAAGTAACTGTTAATGTGTTTGTTGTAGCATTAAATGTTAATGTACTTGAATCTACTCGTACTGCTCTATTACCTGTTGTACCATCGGCAAACATAATATAATAAGGACCTGTACCTGTTGTAGTATCTGTTACTGCTACTGTACTTGCTGATGCTGCTGTTATTGCATTAGTTGCCCAAGAAGCAGTTCCGAATAATGAACCAGAAACAACTGCAGTAGTTAATGTTAAACCAGCAATAGAGGTTACAGTAGTACCTAAATTTACAGGCGTTGTTCCAATTATAGAACCAGAATTAAGTAAGCTAGAATTTGGTATAGCTGCTAAACCCCATGTTAGCGTATCCGTTCCTGAGTTACCTGAGATGGTTAAACCTTGTCCAGATGATGAAGTAAAATTTAAAGATCCTGATGGAGAATCTGCTATTAAAACTGTTCCATTTATAGAAGCAGTTGCAAATGCATTCTTAGATGGTACTGTTGCTGAGGTTAAATATCCAGCATCATTATTTAATTGTGATATATTACTGCCCGACGTGACGAGCTTTTTCCATTCTGCCATTATGTTGTATTATTTTATATTAATAATTATTGTTATTTTTTGATGATAAATATTAAGGAACACCAATAAAGTATTCTCCACTAGCAGAGTAGATAAATCCTCCTGATATTGCTGTGGGTGTATTGTAAAATGGGGATAAGACCATTACTCCTTCATTATTAACAGCAAAGTATGTACTTCCTGTAATTTGGATCTGTAGTGCATCTCTACTAATATTTGTTGAATTAACTGTTAAAGCAGCATTACTTGATGTTGTATTAACCGATACTCCAGATTCAGTAACATAAATATTACTTGATGTAAGATCACTATTAGAGGTAAATAGAGCTACGTAATTTTCTAAACCATTAAATAAAACAAAAGATGCCGTTTCAGCGTATGAAGAGGATATAGCATTAGATATAGAACCACTAAAATACGATGCCGTTAATGCGTATGATGCGCTAAGAATATTGATTAACCCACTACCATCACCTGTAAAAGATCCAGTAAAAGATCCAGTAGTATACGATGAAGTAAATAAATTAAAAGATGCAGTAGTTAAGAAGGATCCAGTATTAGTAAACGAACTTGGTCCAGGGGGTCCTTGAGGACCAGGAGTAACAATTTCAACAACATTAGTGACTTGTTGAGGTATAACCAGTATATTGCTAATATCATTATTAACATCTACTGTGTTAAATGTACTCTCTACATTAACACTATTAATTGTATTATTGATTTGGATCTGACTCATTAGCTCACTACAGTAACTTCTTTACTTAATCTAACTTTACCTTCAAGTATTCTGCTAACTATAGGACAATCTCCACTTCCGGAGATTATGTCTAGATCATAAACGGCATCGTAAAAATTAAACATAGAAGAAGTACATGAAGCGATGTATATAGTAATTCCTCCAGATACCGCATTAGACATGTTTAATCCCGTACCATCGGGATTTAAACTACTACTTAACGTAATAATAGGAATACTAGAACTATATGAGTTTCTAATTTGCATTTTAGAACTATATTGAGTAAGATTAACAGGTACCCCAAGATTATCTTTATAGATTAGTGGGATATCAACTGTTGAACCTTGTTCAATTGTAAAAGAATATTTACCTGCGGCCATGTGTATGTGGGATTACTATCGATAAATATTAACTAGTTACTAGTCTCTGAATTCTTGGTATACTTGAAGTATAGGAGATACTATTTCGTGTCTATGGTTTGCTTTTAAAGCAAATACTTTAAATCCTTTTACATGTTCCTCAACTCTAGTTAAGAATGAAAATCCTGTATCTTTTTTAGTTTTTAAATCTATTTGAGCTAAATCCCCGCATATCACCATTTTAGATCCTTTACCTAGTCTTCCTAGAACAGTTTCCATTTGATCGTGTGTAACGTTTTGTGCTTCATCTACTATTACAAATGATTTAACAAATGTTCTACCACGCATAAAAGCAAATGGTACTATTTCAATATTGCCGTTTTCTAATTCTTTATCAACTTTATCTTTACCGTATAACATATAAAGATTATGATAAATTGGAGCCAACCATGGATCCATTTTTTCCTTTAAATCGCCGGGTAAAAATCCTAATTCTTCTTTAGCTACTGTAGGTCTTGTTATTACAATTTTATCTACTTCGCGCTTAAATAGCATATCTAACGCGGCTTGAACGGCAACAAGTGTTTTTCCGCTACCGGCCATTCCTTTTAATACTACTACGGGATTCTCTACGATTAAAGCTTTCGCTTCTTTTTGTTCTTCATTAAGTTGAAGGTTGAACTTAATTGGGTTTTTTGGTTTTCTCTTTGGAGTGAAAACTTCATCGGTGTGATGGTTTGAAGCCATAATGTAACGTTTTGGTTTCGTATAAATATGAAAAAAAAGAGCCGAGCTTGCGCTCGACTCTAATCTTTACTAAATATTTAATTATTAGTTAATACCTAAGGCATTTAAACCATTAACGAATACTTTACCGTAGAATTCAGGACGTACCATTTTCTTAGCGTAACGAGTCATGATACCTTTTCTTGGTGTGAAAGTTTCAGGATCGTACACAAGTGGAGTCATTAACAACGGAACGTATGGAGCATAAACAGCACCTGATTCCAAGAATTGAGCACCTTTATAACCCATAAGGATTACGTTATCACTAAAGTAAGGATTTACATATACTTTGTAACGAGAGTTTAGAGAACCAATTTTTTGGCTACCAAAGTTGAATACTTTATCCAATTCAGCACCTGCATCAGAAGCATATCCTGGGATAGACTGCATGATAGTAGCTACTGCTGGAGAAATTACCAAGAAGTTAGCTTGACCTCTAAGAGTTTTTTGCAAGATTTTGTTAGATACTGATTGTAATACTGTACCTAAAGTTGCGAACCAACCACCTTGTGTGTTATAGAAACCACCAGTTGTAGTTGAAGTTTGAACGAATGTTGAACCATTCCAAACTTTATTGTTTTCTGCTGACCAGTATCCTGTAGTAGCTGCTTCTTCAGTCAACATACCTAAGATTTCTAAGTCAATCTCCATAGCGATGTATTGAGATAACAATCCAGTTAATTCAGCTTCAGCATCGATGTTTTGGTAAGCATTCAAATCTTGAGCTAACTCAGGAGTCCATTGTGCTTTCAATTTACGAGTTTTCGCAACGATAGCATCTGATTTCATTTGGATGTTAACGGTTGGAATAACGATTTGAGTTTCACTCAATGAGTTAGGAATAGCGATTCCAGTATTATCAGCTTCAAAATCACCTCTTAATGCAGGAGTAGTTTGTTTTTCAAAGTAAACTGTACAAGAACCAGATGAATTAGCACCCGTTAAAGCAGCTGTTGTAACAAATGTTAATTGTGCAGTTGATGAGCTACTTACGTAGTTAGTAAACTGTTGTAATACGTTTAATCCATTGATCAAAGAGCTACTTGGAATAAATGCAGCTGCAGCTAAGAAGTCAGCATTTGTAAGTAAAGAAGCTGAGGCTGCTGAGAAGTTAATTACATATAATGACCCAGTAGAAGACTCGTAACGAGAATCCCAGTTAACTTGGCTTAATGAATTTACTAAAGATGCAGAATAAGCTATAGATTGTGAGAATTGGTTCATTGAGTAACCATATCTACCTTGTCCGTAAAGACCACCTGTTGGGTTAACGTTAGAGATATCAGCATTTGTAGCTTGAACATCAGCTAATGAACCGTAAAGTGATTTATTTTGTTGGAACGGAGTTTTATTATTTCCGTATTGGAAATCTAGATAAAATACAAGACCAGAAGGCATAGCCATTGGTTGTACAGATACGAATTCTTTAGCTACGATTTCAGCGAATACTCTACGTACTAAAGGCAATGCAATACCAGCCCAGTTTTCACCAGTACCACCTAACATTGAGTTTGTACCAGAAGTAACGTTAGTTTCAACTACTAACTGTTTTGCCTGGTTTTCAAGGATAACAGCCATGTTGTTTTTCTCAACTTGGTTACTGATTCCTTCAAGAAGTCCACTTTTTTGCCATTTAGTAGCAACTCTTGCTGCTTCTGCTTGTTGGCTTTTCCATGGATTTGCTCCTTCTAAGAGCATGTTTAAATTGTCCATTTTTTTAATTTTAATTTGTTTGGTTTATGTTTGCTAATTTTTGCATTCTAGTTATCCATTCGTTGTTTTCAACGATTAGTTTTCTAGGAGCCATACCTGCAGCTTTAGAAGCGAATCCTAATGATTCTTTCAATTGAGTTTTACCTTTAGTAGGAGCAACGAATGCTTCTGAAAGTGACTCATATACTAATTTAGCTTCTTTAGCAGATTCTGCTTTGTCAAATGCTTTCACAACTTTTAATTTTTGTGACTCGTTTAAGTTTTTAGCGTTAAAGATTTTATTAACGTAAAGTAACTTAGCGTTTAATAGATTAACTTCATTAAGTTCAGTACGAAGAGTTTTAACAGCTTCTAAAGCTAATGCTAATTCTTCATTCATTCTTTTCTCAAATCCGGCATCATCTCTGCGGGCTTTAGTAGTATTAAGATCTTTTGAACCTATTTTACCATGTTTTCCTGCTTCTCTTTCGTCTTCACGATCGTCGTAGCCTTGTTTTTTACGTTCGTCTAATTCACCTGCTTTTTTACCTTTTTCGTATTCATATTTGTCTACTTTAGATCTTTCAGCACGGCTTTCTCTTTTTTCACCTAATAACTCAGCTAAGATGTCGTCTAAGTCTTCTTCTAAATTTATGTCTTCCTCGTCTGCAGCTATTTCTGCATCACCAGCCATATCCATAGCGTCAACTTCAGCTTCGTCTTCGTAGCCTTCTCCGTCACCAGCACCTCCAGTTTCCTGAGAGATGATGTCTTTAATTAAACTTTCTAACTCATCCATAGATAAGTCTTTAACTTCTTTTTCCTCTTCTTCGTCTTCTTTAGCATCATCTTCAATGTCTTCAGCATCTTCTTCAGCGTCGATCATTTCTTCTTCGTCTTCGTCTTTTGCTTCGTTTAATTCATTTTCTAATTCTGCAAGAATTTCGTCAAGGTCGATTTCGTCTATAGAGTTGTCTTGGTCATGTCCCTCCATAGGGATATCATTCATCATGTTTTCGTCGAATTCTTCATCCATTTGACCTTCAGCTTCATATTCTTCTCTTAATCGAGCAGAGAACATTGACTGTAGACGTGGAGCGAAGGCTTCTTCAAGAGCAAGTTTTGCTTGTGTAAGAGCGGTTTCACGAACGGCTTTAGCATCAGCAATAGCTTCCTTTAAAAGGGCTTTTGTGTCTTTCATTTTTTCCTAAAATTTGTTTTGTGGAATAAGCTTATTGAGTAAAAGCTTAATAGGGATTTGTGTTTGTAGTGACGAGATATATAAGGATATCTCATTGGTCCTTAATAAATATATGTATAAAATAAAAAACCGCAACATCGTTGCGGTTCTTTTTTAATTTCCTTGACCTATATATAGTTTTTTGTAATTTTTTGAATTTTTTAACTTAGATGTTTTATTTTTTGAATGAACACCTGGTCTTTTTCTTTTTGGTTTCGCTATATAACTAATAACGGAACTGGTTTTTGCCTTTGCTGCCATTGGAATAAATTTATTATTTTATACTTGAAAAAACATTATTGGAGCACTTGTTGTATCTAAAGAAGCGCTTGTTATCATTAAATCTACAACTGTACCTGGAGGTAAGAATATTCCGGAACTTGTAGAAAAGGTAAAGGCATTTCCATTACCATCTCTTAATGCAGAAATATGACCAACTGCAAATGCTGATCCTCCTGCGGATACTACTGAACCCGAAGCTAGTACTTGAAATCTATTATATGAGCCTGTTATTGATTGTCCTGCTAGTACTAGGACAGCTGATGGAAATGGCATATTATTGTAAGTTTATTAATTTATATTTAGTTGAGTATATTAAATCTTCAACCGTGTCTATTTGATTTTGAATATAACTATCAGCTAGATCAGGAGCTTGACGTAATGTTTTTACAATAGCACATATTTTATCAAAATAAGCAATTATGTTTCTTGTATCACAATTATTATCTAACCCCATTACTGGTTTAAATTCGATTAATCCATTTTTACCTTGGTAGGATTCAACTAACCCATCAACTACACCGTCAATACTTTCATAATATTTTTGAAGTGCTTTATGAGCAGCATATGCTCCAGCTCCACTTACTCCTAAATGAAATATATGAGTTTGTGTTTGTGAGTGTAATAAAATTGATGCTAATTCTTCCATGTTATTTGGTATTTGGTAAATCGCAAGAGCAAAATCCAGCTCTGTTGCAAAGAATATCTGTTATTAATTCGTTAATTTTTTGCAATTGTGGTTGTTGTTTTGGTGCATTATGATTAAGAGATTCATTTACAATTTCCATAAACGCACCTTGTGTTGATGGTGTTGAAACAAAATCCCAACATACGATATCTAAATCGTCTTGTACTTCAACTGTTTCACCAATTTGTTTTACAGACCCCATAGCACGAGAAGAAATACCAACAGTAATACCTGCTAAAAGTAATTCTTTTAATATGTTTCCAGATGGTGTAGGTAATATTTCAATTTTACCCATTACATCATCACCTTGCCACCATAAATCTAATATATTATGACATACATTTTTTAAATTGATAATTGGAGATTCAGGATGATCTAATTCACCTAATGCTCTATTTTCCTTAATATATGTGTCTTTATATTTCTGTACTTCTCTTCTTAAAGTATCCTCAGGATAAACACGTCTATTACCGTTTTCAGCATTAGCACGTTGTACTACTCCTTCAACAATAAGACGGCCTTTATTTACTCTAACTGACTCTTGTAATAGTTGGGGCGTTAAAGTAAAATTGGAAATACGTTCTATTAATAGTTGTTTGCTCATATTATTGACCCATTTCGTCTAGTACTTCTTGAACTAGTTTTGTTATTGCCGGTTTTAGTCTTTCTTTGATATTATTATTCCCTGATTTTTCTGATTTTTTAGTATCTAGATTAACTTGTATTGCTTGGTTAAGAGCTGTTCTTAATTGAGTAACACTAGTTTCTAAAGAAGGATTAACTCTATCTAAAATATAATCAAATATAGGTTGTAATTCAGCAGCATTATTAATTAATTGAAGTTTTTGATCAATCATAGGTACTCTACCAAGTAACGCTGTTACCGATGTTGCATCTGCCGGGGTTTGGGTTTGAGCTTCTTTATTAAGTCTAGATTCGTCTAATTCAATTTTCATTAATTTAGCTAATTTTTGTCTAGCTTGATCTTTAAGTGCAGGTAATTTAGCTTTAATTTTAGTAATAGCATCTCTACCTTTTGCTTTAAGATATGCTTTAATTTCAGTAGAATTGTCTGTGTCTAAGAAATTTTTTAAAACGTCGTCAAATGATTTTTCATTCTCATCTATATCTTCATAGTCATCATATCTATCTGATACATCATCATCAGTATCCCAATCTTTATTTGGAGTTGATTTTGGCACATCGCTATAGTACGGTTCGTCATCGTAGCTGTTGTATTCTTTTAAACCACCTAAACGTTTCAATAGCATTTTAAATAATTCTTCTTGAGATATACCTAATCTATCAGCCATTGTTTGAATAGAAGCGTCGTTTTTAGTAATTTCTTTTTCAGCGCCTTTAAGATCTTCAGGTGATACATTTTCTCCAACTGGTTTTGCTTTGTCACCAAAAGCCATTAGAAAAGCTAATTCAGTTGAATCACCACGCATTGCTTTTTCAGCTGCTGCTTTTACTTTTGCAGGATCAATTTTTTTAGTATCAATTAATTTTTTAATCTCAGTATCAACACCTTCTTTAACGACTTTAACTTTTTTTAATTCGTTTTTAGTATCGTTGTTTTTAATAGGCTCTAAACCAGAAGATGTATCTTTAACTTTTTTATTTGCTTTAATTTTTGGTATATCAGTTAATGTTGTAGCAGGATAAATACCATCTTGTTCATCTACCTCAGGAGATTGCTCAACTTTTTTGTATTTAGTTTTAGCATCTGGTGTTGGTGAATCGTATGTTGGTTCTTTATCAGGTGTACCTTTAACAGCATCCCCTTCTACTAGCATTCCTTTAGTTTTTAGGATAGCTACTGAATCAGCAAATGAGTTTTGGTTAGTAACAAAACTAGGAAACATCATTCTTGCATTACGCAAAAATTGATGTTTGGTCATTCTACCTTCTTGTAACTCTTGGTATTGAGTGCTAATGTTTTTCATTATTCTTCAGTATTATCGTCAACGCTTTCGTCAACAGTTTCATCTTTTCCTACTAATTTTTCTAATATATCTTCTAAATCTTTTTTCATTTGGTCAGTAGGAAATACTACAGCGTATGATTTAGGATTTGTTTTATAATATTTTTCAGTTTCTTTTTTAGCTTTAGGTAAAGCAGATTTAATTTTAGTAACTAGTTCAATAAGTTCACCAAATGAATCTATTCTAGATACTTGAATTTCTTCTCTTTCCTTTACTTTTTTAGAATCTTCTTCTTTTTCTTCAGCTAATGTAGATAAAATATCTTCAAGTTGTAAAGATTCTTTTTCAGTGTTTAATATACGACCATATGCTTCTTTCATTATGCGATAATCTTTCATTAACTCACCAATGTCAGTTTTATGAGCACCACCAATACTAGCACCAGATTTTTTAGCTTCTTCTACACGATATTTAATTTCATCGCCTAGTTCGTCTAATTTAGATTTAAGTTGGTCTTTACTTAATACTTTTTTACTTTCGTCTTTCATTATTTTGATAGTTTTTTAACGTTTTGAGATAACTCATGTAATCTTTCAGACAAATCATTAAGTTGTTCTACTTTAGATGTCCAAAATGTATCTTTTTTTACTGCATTTTCGTCTTTTAATCGAGCAGAATATTCAATTACTTGCTCAATTTCTTTAATACGCTTTTTTACTTCACCTAATGCGCGAGTAATTTTACGTTCCGGAGTTACTTTAGAAACATTTTCATTAAAACGACGATAAGATATTTCGTTTAATTGTTCTTCTTTATAAAGTTTAACAGATTTTGGTTTTGGAGTTGATGGGAATTGTTTGTAATCATATATTTTAGAATCAGAAGGCATACCCGGTTTTACTTTTTTAAATCCGTCTTTAGTATATGTGCTAATATCTGCTTTACCTCCAAAATATTTTCCAGTATATTCACCACCAGCGCTAGCGGTAGTACTAACACTACCCCCACCATCTTCTGAAAGAACACTATCAAGTAATTCGTCTATTATTTTTTTAATGTTGTCTGGTATCATAGAGCTTTTATTTCATGGATTAATTCATGAAACTGGAGGATATTTAATATGTCCTCGTCTTGTACTTGTTCGTTTTTATCTAAAGGTTTAATTATAGATGCTAACTCTTTAAGTTTAATTTTTGTTCTTTGATCTGCTACTTTATGTTGTAATAATTCTAATGAATTTTTAATACTTTCTAAGTTTTCATTAATGAATTCTTTTAAAGAAACAGTATTAGAGATTTTATTAATGTATACTCTTAATACTTCACGTTGTTCCGGTATTAAATTAGCATATTTTTCATTAAATTTCTCAATCATTATTTGTGAAATCAAAGCACGAGTTGCTTTATCATGAGAGGCATATTCAAGCATCACTTGATTTTCAACTTTATCCTTATCTATATCTTGTTTTGTCAAGAATTCAAGTAAAGTTATTTTGTTATCAATTATAAATGATGGATCTATAAATTCTAATGATATTTGAGCTTCAATTAAATTATAAATAGAGGCATGTGCCTTATAGTTATGAATTTTTGCTTTAAAAAATTCCTCTAAATCGTAATGTTGCTTAAGTTCCTTAATAAGGTTATATTTTTCCTTACGTAAAGCAGTACGATTTAATCGTTCCGCTAACTTAATTGTAGAGGATATAATACTTTCAGCTTTTACTTCGTTTAAAGAAGCAGCCTTAGTTAAAGCTTGGTATAATTTGTATTCTTTGCCTATTTCCCCTTTAGAAAAATATTTTTTAACAATACCAACAGCCGCGGAGTCTTTATTAGACATAATATCTGCGGTGATCTGTCTGGTAAGTAATTCAAATAATATACCAGTGTTCTTAAATTTGTTATGTTTTAGTTTCACTCTGTTAATTTACTGTTTATAAATATGTATTTGTTTATAGATCTTTAAGATTTGATTCATCTAATAATGAGGAACCTGTTTCTTCTTTACTAAATACATTAGATTTAACAAACATTTCACTAAGCATTTGTTTATTTTGTGCATATATTGCTTTAGTTGACTCAAGCGCTAATGGTGAACCACCTTTAGGGGTTGGAGCCGCTGGTGTATCCGGGTTAAGATCTCTAGATTTACCAAGTGGATCTTTACCTAATATACGTTTTTGTGTATTATAAACAGATGTTTTTTCTTGTGGTCTTCCAACAGGTACTTCTTCATCATATGGTGGTGGTACACCCATATCGTTTCTTCCTTTACCATACAGTGAAGCAAGATCATGTGGTGTTCCATATGATTGACCACTTGTAACAGGGTCATTACCTTCGTTTTCAATTTGAGATAATCTAAACATACGTTTTTTATCTTCAACAACAAGATCTCTCATGTCATCATATTTGTCTTCACTCATATGGAATAAATAATCGTAAATATAGTCAGTTGGGAATAAACTAGCATCCATGATTTGTTTAGCCAAATCAACTTTTTCTTTCATTAATGCTACTCTTTCTTGATCGTAAACAATAGATGGAGTAGTTAATTCTAATTCAAAGTTTGTTAAGTTCTCATCAGTATACCCTTGAGCATATAAGTGAACTAATGCTATTTTAGTTAATTCAGATACAACAATACGTTGAATACGCTCAATTGTACGAGCAAAACGAATATCTTGTTGTGCTAATGTAGATTTACCTTCAACATCTGCTTCATATCCTAAAAATGCTTTTGGCACTTTCATAGCAGATAACATTTTGTCTCTTAAGTAAACAACATCATCAATAGCGTTGTATTCAAGACCAGGTAAAGTATCAATTTTAGTTGATGTGTTTCCACCTCTAACAGGTATATAGAAATCCTCATTTACAGTCATCATGTTGTAACGTAAATTGTATTCACCTGTTTTTGGATCAACCATAGGAGTACGTTGAGTTTGTCCTTTTAATTTTTCCATGAACGCAGGAATTTCATTTGGTGGAACATTTCCAGTATCCACGTAATAAACTCTACGTTGTGGTGCTCTTAATATACGGTGAATTAACATTGCATCTTCCATCAACGCTAATTGCTTAAATATTTTACGAGCTGGTTCGATATATGATCTTCCATAAGGTAGAAAGTTATAATCACCTAATAGTCTGAAGTTGGCTACCTCATAGTTTTCAAAAACCATGTCTTTATTATCTAACCCACCTAATACACCTGTATATGCTGCATTTGGTTCAACTCTAAATTGAACATATGATGGATTTTTAGGATCTAACCCTTCTTCTCTAATTACGTTATAAACGTTAAGTGGAACAACTTGATACACACCATACTTTTCAGCAATATGCATATGTAAATAAAAATCACCATACTTACACATTGAACGAACCCAACCCCAAAGGTTAAATTCGATATTAAGTACATCGTAAAATAAATTGTATAATATTCTTTGAATATTTTCGTCAGCAGATTTAATAGCTAATACTTCACCTGCTCCATTTTTCAATGTAGACTCATCTGCTACAATATCTAATACAGAAGCAACAATTGGGTCACCATCCATTACCTCATAATCATTATATAGTTGAGGTCTTAATACTGTATAGTTGGAGTAGGGAGAGTTACCAACATATGTGCCTAAACCTCCAGTATAGATACGTTGGTATCTTTCCGGGTACATATTGGTTTGTACCACACCAGTTGCTTGGATGTGATCACTGTCTATTACTTGTATTTGGCTCCCACCAACGTTCCTAATGATTACGTCGTTTGAGAATAATCGTTTTAATCTACCAAATAAGGATGTATCTATCATGTTTATAAATATTTTTTTATCTTAATAACCAGGTAATATCTTCTTTACCATGATCTGCTTGTATAGCCCATGGATTAGCCATTTGTTGCCCGTGTGCGTTTATAGCATTCATGGTACCTCTATCCATAGTCATATTCATTAAATTTGTTCTATCGTATTCTACATTAGATTTTCTAAATCTTAATGCTGTATCTCTTAAATATAATCCCATACTAAATGACATTACGGCGTCGTCATTGTATCCTTCTTGGGCTTGTGGTTTACCGTTTTTCCAGATAAACACTTTCATTTCATCTAATAAACGTTTAGATTTAATAACACATGCTTTTTCATGAGTATATTCTCTAAATTTTTCAATCATTAAAGGGCGTGTTTTAACTGATGTTGTAAAACCAGCTACTAAACTATCTAGATTTTCTGATCGTCTAGCCCATTGATCTGATGTGTATGCTTCTGTTTTAGGTGAGTAATATAAGTTTTTATATCCTCTATCGATTGCTGTTTGTACAGTATCCCAACCCACATTTGCATTTTCAATTGCTAATAAAGCATCATTGTATTCTGCTGCTAAACCAACTAATAAATGTCCGTAATCGCGAGTTCCTATTTGTCCTTTATATTCGGCTACTTGTGTTGATGTTTCAAGATCAAAAACATGGCATGCTGAGTAATCTTTTCCATCTCCTCGTGCAACGTCTGCTGTTACTAAATATGATTTATTATAATCTGGTTGTTCCCAAATCCATAGATTACCATCGGTTCCTCGCTTTTCAACAGGTTCTACAATATTTGCTTCAACCCATTGCATTACATCAGCTTCGAATACTGTATCTCCGGAAGTATTAAAATCGCAATCACATTCCTGAGCAGCCATTTTAATTCCTAAATCGGCATCTTGTTGATCACGCCATACTTGATTTCGTTCAGGATGTACATTCCATTTTAACCTAATTGGAACAAATGAATTGGATCCTATTTCTGCTTTTTGCCATGTTTGGTGAAACCAGTTTCCGGTTCCGTTTGGAGTAGATAATGCTATACATCCTCCTCCCGTTGCTAATGTTTGTTGAGCAGAAGCAAATATTTCATGTATACTATCAATGAACGCGGCCTCATCTATTATAAGTAAAGATACGGCTTCTGAACGACCGGCATCCCCAGCTGCTGATACTGCTTTAACTTGAGATCCGTTTGGTAATTTAAGTAAGAGTTTGTTGTTCTCCAAGGGTTTCTCGGCTCCTTTTAACCAAGATGGTAAATTATCGTACATGAATCGTACTTTTGTTACCATGTTTTTAGCTGTTTCTTGTTTTGTCGCTATACAAAGTATATTTTTATCACTTTGAAATAACATTAACCATAAAGAAAAACCAGCTACTAGGGTTGATATACCTAACTGTCTAGATTTTAATACAACGTTGTAATTATTTTTTTGAAATTGAAATAAAACCTTTTCTTGAAACGGATATAAATTAAATTGTATTCTTCCCCTTGTTGGATGTTGAATCATACAATATTTTTTCATAAAATGAGCAGGATCTGTCATACATTTAATGTATTCCTGTTTGATTATCTCTTTTATGTTTTGTTGTTCACTCATGTAGTATTTTTATATATAAATATACAAAAGGCCTAACTTAAAATGAGCCAGACCTTTATGTAACTTATTATACGGGTGTTTAATTATGTTAAGTCTTGTAAGACATTAATTAAATTATTAATATCTTCAACCTCAACTACAACTCTTTGTCCATTGTCTTGAGATATTATTATTAAACGAGGATCCATTGGGTGTGATTTAACAGATACTCCACGATGTCCAGAACCAACGTTAGCTCTAAATTCATCATTTCTTTCTATTTCTCCTAATTTATATTTGTCTACATTTGGAGAAGTATCTTCCATATCCTCATATATTGAATCGTAGTCTTTAAAATCAGTATTATCATCATCTACACCTTCATGAACAGTATCGTCATCATCAATATAATCTGCTTCATCTACTGGTTCTTTCATATCATCTGCTAATTCTCTAGCAGCTCCAAATAGTTGAGTATCCGACCAGTTTCTAGCTTCTTCTCTAGTTAAACCTAAAAAATCGATTAATTCGGTACGACCCATTTTATTAATTCTATCCGCAGTAAATTTATTGGTTTCTTCAATAAATTCAACTGGATCTTTTTCTGTTCCAAGATTTTTATTTCCTGTTATTCTTCTAGCTATATCTATTTTTGATTTTTTAGTTTGAGGAGTTTCTGTAGCAGGGTTAGTAACATCAATAGTTGCTTCACTAAGTTTTTTGCGTACTTTAGCTCGAATAGTTTCTTTTAATTCGGATATTTTCATTATTATTTGAGTTTACATTTATTATAAATATTTATAAAATGCTTCTAACACAAGCGCGATACGCTCTTCTGTTGTACCCTTAATGTTAATTAATCGTTTTGGTGGAAATCTATTTATCAAAGCAACAATAGTTTCATCAATTACATCTCTATATTCTGCATTAATCTCACGTACGCCATTATCTTCGATTTCTATTCCTTCAGGAGATATATAAAATACAATATCATATTGATCTCCCATACATGTTGCTAATTCTATATAGCGATATTTCGCATATACATCAATAGATTTTGCATTGTCTGTGAATGCACACACATCCCAAATAGTACGATCAGTTAGTACGTTATCTCGCATAATCTCGCTCGCACGTTCTGCTAAAAATATAATTTGTCCTGGTAGAGATGAATCTGTATTTAATGGAATGCCTAGATCACGTAAATATTTACTGCGTTCAGTAGCAATAAAATAATCCTTAAATTCAGGTAATTCAGCTAATGCTTTTACTAGTGTAGTTTTTCCTACACTCATGGTTCCTGCAAATCCTATTTTCATTATTTAGTTTTAAATAAAGGGTTCTTTGCTGGTGGTAAACCAGTATGATTACGTTTTAATTCCCTAATTGCCTCTATAGTAGTACCTTGGAATATTCCCCAGAAGTAATACTCTTTCTTACCATCTGCTTTAATTAATGCTGGGCCTTCTGTATTATGTAGTACCCAAATTTTTTCGTTGGCTCTAGGATCGTTTTTGTCTTGAACGTCGTGTCCTAGGCGTTTCGTCTGTGTTAGATACAACGTTTGTCCGTCCGGAGTCTTTAATTTTTTTTCCATCTTTTTTGGGTTTGTTTAATTCTGTTTTATGTTTTATATCTACCGATATAGGTCCGTTAGGGAATATATCTAAATTAAAAGTCCAAGTAGTTATACTTTCATCATCCTCATATACACGAGTATATTTATTTGGGTTTTCCGATTGGACTGGTTTTATTATTTTACGTCTTCCCATAGAGTTAAATATACGAATTTTTATTGATGTTTCAAAATATCTTCGGCAACGTAGATTCCTTGTGCACCACTTACTGTTATACCTCTAGCGGAAAGTGCATCACCAACGAAATGTACGTTAGGATACTTGGTCAGGGCTAAATTGGTATAATCAACAAGTG